AGTTTTGCCACAAAACAAAAATAACCAAACACGTTAACTGCCGAACCTGTGCGCATTCAACTGCGATGGATGACAGCACTTGGCGATGTGAACGCCATGACGCGGATGCTATACCAGTAGAATTTCAGCAAGTTGGCTGTGACGCGCATGTGTTACATCCAGACCTTGTACCTTATCAACGCAAAGATTCACCAGACGGTAATCATGCGGTTTATGTAATTGATGGTGTAGACGTGATCAATGGTGAAAATGGTTATAAGTCATCAGAGATAGTGGCAAACCCACAAGCGTGCATTAGTAACGATACTTTTATTGCTGATCTTAGAAATATATTTGACGGGAAGATAGTAGGATGAAACTCAGAGATTACCAACAACGATCTATAGATGAACTGTACAACTGGTTTAATGCTGGTCATAAAGGAAATCCTTGCATGGTGCTACCAACAGGATCCGGAAAAAGTCATATTGTTGCCGCACTTTGCAAAGATGCACTTCAACAATGGCCAGAAACTAAAGTGTTAATGCTCACGCACGTTAAAGAATTGATTGCACAAAATGCTGAAAAAATGCGAGAGCATTGGCAAAATGCACCACTTGGTATTTATTCATCAAGTTTAAGAAAAAAACAACTTGGCGAACCAATTACATTTGCTGGCATTCAATCTGTTCGAGATAAAGCGCACCAACTTGGACATATTGATTTAGTCATCATTGATGAGTGTCATTTGGTGTCGCATAAAAATGAGGGCGGTTATCGTAATTTATTATCAGATTTGAGTGTAATCAATCCACAATTGCGTGTGATTGGATTGACTGCAACGCCATATCGTTTGAATCACGGTTTGATTACAGACAAGCCAGCGTTGTTTGATGACATGTTGATGCCAGTCACCATTGAGTATTTAATCAGCAAAGGATTTTTATGCACTTTAAGATCCAAAGTGACAAAAACAAAACTTGATACCAGTGAAGTGCATAAGCGTGGTGGTGAATTTATTGAGTCAGAATTGCAAGCTGCTGTTGATACTGATGATAAAAATAAAGACGTTGTGAGTGAAGTGATTAGGCTTGCTGGCGATAGAAAAGCCTGGTTGTTTTTTTGTTCTGGTATTGATCATGCCGAGCATGTAAAAGATATGCTAATCAGTAAAGGCATCACAGCAGAATGCGTGACTGGTAAAACGCCACAAGCGCAACGCGATAGAATTATTGCTGATTACAAATCCGGTAAAATTAAAGCGTTAACCAACGCCAATGTGTTGACAACCGGGTTTGATTATCCAGATATTGACTTGATTGCAATGCTTCGCCCAACGATGTCTGCTAGTCTTTATGTTCAGATGGCTGGACGTGGTATGCGTCCAAAGTCACACACAGATCATTGTTTAGTGCTAGATTTTGCTGGCGTGGTTGAAACGCATGGACCTATTACAAATGTAAAACCGCCCAATAAAAAAGAAGAAGGTAAAGGAGAAGCACCCGTTAAAGCATGCGATGAGTGTGCTGAATTAGTTGCTATATCAACTAAAGTTTGTCCAGCGTGCGGCTATAAATTTCCAGAGCCAGAAGAAGCATCATTGTCATTAAAACTTAGAAACGATGACATTATGGGTATTGAAGGCTCAGAAATGGAAGTGACAAGCTGGAATTGGCGAAAGCATACATCTAAGGCATCTGGAAAAGAGATGCTTGCTGTGACCTATTACGGTGCTTTATCTGATATACCAGTTACAGAGTATTTGTGTATAACTCATGAAGGTTATGCGGGAAGCAAAGCGTATGATTTATTGTTTCATATAGCTAATAAAAGCAATTGTGAAAACATTTATAGTTGTAATGAAGTGATGGATTTTTCAAATGTATTAAATGCAGCTAATCCACCATCAATAATAGAGTACACCAAAGATGGTAAATTTTATCGCGTAATAAATCGGAGTTGGGATGTATAAAGAACCAGATTTTCTAGTTGAATATAAAAGATTGAAGGCATTGCCACCACCAAAGTGCTGTCATACCTGTGACTTTTACACTAAAAAAACGATGTTTTGCTCAAAATATAATATGAATCCGCCAGAGGATTTTGTGAATACGCAAGACAATTGCCCTAACTACATTGAGGAGTTGCCATTCTAATGGCTACCATTAAAGAAAAAATACCGTCTGAGCATTACGAACAAGCATTGCTTGTACAGTGGGTTAGACGCACATACCCTGGCGTTCTTATTCATTCAATTCCAAATGGCGGCCATCGTAGCAAATCAGCGGCTGCTGCATTGAAAGTAGAAGGAACAGTGGCAGGAATACCAGACTTGTTTATTCCTGCATGGAAACTTTGGGTGGAAATGAAACGCACCAAGGGCGGTGTTGTCAGTCCAGATCAAAAAAATATTATTGCGTATCTTGAAAGCGTAGGCTACCAAGTCATTGTTGGTAAAGGTTTTTTACATGCTAAGGAACAAATAGAACAATTTATTGTAAAAAATTAACATTTTAATGTTTACTTCGTGAACAGGTATGCTATTATTTAACCACGCTTTCAAGAAGGCGAAACAATAATAAAATTAATTTTGGAGTAAATAATTATGTACGAAACAGTTACATTCCAAATTGTCACGCATGACAATTATGAATTGACCGCTGAGGTCAAAGTGTTAATTACTGGTAGCTTTAGAGAAGCTACATTTCATCACGAAGCTGAGGATGAAAGAGAAATTGACATTGAAAATATTGCCATCTTTGATAAAGATGGTGATCCAGTTAATAAACCATCAGAAAGATTGCTCGACATTGTTGCAGAGCATATCGACGACAATTTTATTGAGATTTATCGTAATGCTACCACCATTGATAATTTCCACTCAGATTACAAATTGCGTGATCTGATTTAACAAATACTCCTACTCTAGCCGCTAAGCCAAGTGGCATTTTTTAATACAAAGGTGATTTATGATTGAATTTTTAAAGATGTTAGACGAAACAGGCATTGCTTATGTGGTGTTTATTTTAACCGCTGTTTATTTTTGGACAAAAAGCAATAAAGCAACAACTGAGCTTTACACAATTAAACGCGAATTATTAAAATTAAAGGCGGTTTTATGAGCGCATCTTTAGTTTTAACATTATCATTTTTAACAGTCGATACCACAATCGACAAAAAAGGCCATACAACACGTCACGAAACGATTGCCTATACAACAACGGCAATACCTTACGATAGCCGCCAGGCATGTGCTAATGCGCAACAGGAATGGCAGTTTGCTGTTGGTGCTTACCAAATGTCAAAACGCCCAACTCGGATTATTACGGCTGTCTGCAATGACAGCGCAACGGGAGTGGTAGAATGAGCTTATTGACTGAAAAACAAATTGACTAAATTATCGACATGGCAACTCATCAGGATGAGTTTGCCAGAATTCTGAAGTTAAAATTTGATAACTGGAATGAAAATCAACCAGATCAATTTGAACCCAACTGGGATGAAATACCGGAAGAAGTGGTTGAAGTTCAAATGAAAATAGACTGGTTGAGACCAGACACCGGAGATTATTACGAAGAACCGTTCTTTATTAAAATTTATAAACGCCCGTTACGCGCTCATACTCATGCGCAAATCATGATGAAATACGCTGAGGTTGCGGCTCGGAGGATTGATCCTTGGACGGAGTTTGAAGTCTTTATGATTGATGATCAAGAATGGGTTTCTAATAACGGTCCTTTGTATTTTATTGACAACTGTCAATATCGCCATATTGGGGAAACAAAATGAAAAACGATTTAATTTGGGTGGCTATTTGTTCATTTGCAATTGGTGCATTGCTTTGCTTTATTACAATAGCAGCAACACACAGACATCATTATGAAATCATTAAAACAAATATTGGCGAGTTTGTTTTAAGAGACAGCAAACTATACGGGGTGTATGAGCTAAGTCGGGATAATCAAGGGAACATGGTAGCAAGATGAAACAGATTGCATTAGAAGAACACCTGATTAACAGGCTTAACGATCTTAAAGAAGAACGTAAAAGCCTGAAGCGTCAAAAACTGCGCAGCATTAAAGAAACCATTGATATTCAATTTATATTGGCAAAATTTAGAGAGGAACGTAAACATGGCTGAATTAATTTTTTGGACAGGCATTTTTGTTTTGATAGTTTGTTTTATGGTGGAGTACGCGCGTGGAGATTGACGACATTGCAGCATTAATATTCTATGTGTTAGCACTCATATTAGCGGGGATATGGCTATGGCATTAATTAAGCCAGTTGAGAAAGTAACACCAACGCCAAACGCAACAAACTGCCAGCATAAAACATGGCGGCAATATGTCAGCAGAGGAATTAGGGAGTGTGATTCGTGCCATGAAATACGCCCTATTTTTGATTTAAAAATTGAACATCAAAGGTAATAGCATGGTGCAACCAATAAAAAGAGATTTAAAAGTATCGCTTAAAGAGTTGGAAAGTATAAAAGAAAATATTATTTACTGTGGTGGAACAGGAACATTTTACCGAAAAAGAACGCCTGACAAACCGTTGTCTTTTAACTACGCAAATCGGCAAGCCACTATTTGCGTTAAAAAAGAAAACAGTAAAAAATACTTTACCGCATGGCGCATGGCTGTTTTCTTTTCACATGGTTATTATCCAAGTTTTGAGGATGCTGTTATTTTTAAAGATGGCGATAATTATAATTTTAGAATTAATAACATTATTGTTTGCCATCCAAACGAGGATGAACAGACTGTTTTAGACTTTGCTACTGAGCATAATTTATCACCACAAACGGTTAATTATCGCATGAGAAATGCAATACGATTTGAGCGCATTGTAAAAAACTGGAGAGTGTTTTTTTATGATAAAAAAGAGTTTACGAAATACTGCGGTGACATGATTGGTAGAAGGTTGGTTGTTGATGATGAAGGAATCGAGCATATACAAATTAAGCGCATTAATTTATCAGAAAGCCAGCGCGGAAATAAAACCGCACGGGAATTTTTAAAAACGTGGATTGGCGACATGCCTACACAATGGGAGATGACATTATGCAGATAAAAAAAGTAAGACCAATCGCGGTTATTCCGCAATTTCAAACCGAAGGCGCAGCCGCTATTGATTTATGCGCTTGTATTGAAGAAACCATGCTTTTAACACCAGAAACGCCCGTGCTAATTCCTACAGGCATTGCAATACATATTGCTGATAAGTCTGTTGTTGGTTTGATTGTACCACGCAGTGGGTTAGGGTTTAATTATGGCGTTGGTTTGATGAACACGGTTGGCGTAATTGACAGTGATTATCAAGGCGAAATTATGGTTAAGTTGCGCATGACACATGGTGATAGTTATCGAATCCAACCTAACGAGCGCATTGCTCAAATGTTTTTTGTGCCTGTATTGCGTCCGATATTTGAAGAAGTTGAAGAATTTAGCGCAGTGACTGAGCGCGGTGTTGGTGGATTTGGGAGTACAGGGAAATGATTAGTACAACAGCTTATATTTTAATTATCGCTGTCACAACTCACGGTGAGCTTACACAATCAACAATTGAATTTGCGGATAAGGCTTCGTGTGAAAGCGCGGCAGTTAAACAGGATTTTGCATTTAAAAATTTGCAGTTTGCAGGTAGATGGAACTTAACCTGTCATCCTTATCAGCTTACTGGAGAGAAGAAATGAAACAATGCACAAAGTGTTTAGAAACGCGCAATGAGTTTGAGAATTTTTAATGAAAGATTGGCTTTCAAAAGATCATCCCGAAGAAACTATTTTAGTCATTACTAAAGGACGATGCGCTGAGTATATGGAATTGCTAAAATGGCTTGCTGATAATCCAATGGATCCTATCAGCGTAAGCAATCTAGTATTAAGCAGGCGAGAGAGATGAAACCAAAAATTAAAAAGGTAGGCAATTATTGGTTTTGCTATACCGATTTTTCAAGAGTTGCTTCTGGCATTACACCAGAGGCAGCCTATAACAAATGGATGGAATTAAATTATTATGATTAGACCAATTTTTTTTGTTAATGTTGATATTGGCAAAGGTTTGGCAGGAATTGAATCATCTGCCATGCTTAGATCAGTTATGTTTAATGATTATTTAAACATAAATGCAATTTATTTAACCAATTATTATAATTCTCAACTTCATAAAAACAAAAAGCAATATCAAAATTCTGGACGCATGAGTTCGTCAATGAAAGTGTTTAACATGTATGATTTCTTTCAAGAAATTACTCATATTGAATATGAAGGTAAAAAAGTTTTGCCAGAAATTTTAGCAGCGCATAGAAAAGTAGCTGTGTCAGACTCTAAAGACATGCGGTTTTTTACAAAAGACGGAGATTTTTATGCGTATTGTAAGTGCAATGATGATGGTGCTATTGAACATGTAAATTATTTTGAAGATAATCAAATTGTTCGACGTGAAGTTTTTGACTGTCGTGGTTTTTTAAGTCGATCTGAATTGTTTTCATTTGCATCTGATGGATCAAAGATAACAAACGAAATTTATTATCGCCAGGATGGAACTGTTGCGCTTCACAAGCGTTGTTTAATTTCTGAATCTGATATTTCTATTCAGTCAATTTACTTGACGGATAAACATGGTCACATTATTACAAGATTTTTATCCGACGAAGACATGCTTGATTTTTGGGTTGATGCGCTTGTTAAAACGCATAGCAACGCTATTTTTATTGGTGATAGAAACAAAGAATATTATAACGCAATAAAAAAAGCAAATGGTGAAGACATTAAGATTATTCCAATTATTCATAGTGTTCATACTTGCGATGGTAAAAACATCATGGAAGCTGAAACGAATCATTTCTTTAGGCCAGTGTTAGATGATCCGGCAAATCAAGATGCTATCATTGTCTTTACAGATGAACAACGTCAAGATATAGCTTCACGATATGGCAACGCTAATTATCACATTATTCCACACTCGCATTCTCCAGTAGAATATAACACGCCATTTGCAGAACGTAAGCGCATGAAGGTTGTCTACTTAGCTCGCTACTCATCTGAAAAAAATCACAAATATGCGTTAGAAATATTTAAAAAAGTGCTTGAAACCTTACCTGATGCAGAGCTTCATTTATATGGATTTGGTGACGAAAAAGATTTCATTAACACTTTTGTTAAAGATAATAATTTATCAAACAATGTATTTGTTAATCCATTTGAATCAGATGTTAACAAAATTTATCAAGAGTCAGTGTTGTCAATATTGACTAGCACATGTGAAGCATTTTGTTTGAGTGTCATGGAAAGTTTATTTAATGGATGCCCAGTTATTGCACTCGATATTAAATACGGTCCGTCAGCAATGATACAAGACGGTAAAAGTGGGTTTTTAATTGAACACGATGATAATTTTGAGGATAACTTTGCAAATAAAATAATTGAAGTTCTAGCCAATGATAAACTTAATGAGTCGCTTATTGATTATGCTGCAACATCAATGGACGCATACACGCATAGTGCTGTTGCACAACGATGGCAAAAACTAATTAAATCATTTTAAATAAATAAGCCGCTTTTCAGCGGCTTTTTTTATTCTTCTTCGTCGTATGCATCTTGTGCGCTTTGCAGTTGATACATCATATTGTTTAAATACTTTTGATCTATTCCAGCCGCATCTAATGCATTTTTATAAGCATTCAATCCTTTTTCACCATACCGTGCAGCTTGACCAGCCTTCACAGCAGACTCACCAATAATTCGTGGCGATGATAATAACAAATCTGCTATCGTTGCTGGTATGCCACCCGCTAAATATGCACCTACAGATGTTGCTCCTGCGCGTGCAAGACCTCTAGGCGCGTATGGTGCTAATGCTTGACCTGATAGCATAGGTAGTACGTTTTCCGCGCCATATGGCTCAAGTTCTTTCAATTTATCCATGCGCAATCCATACGAAGTATTAACATTGTTGCGTGTTAATCCTTGCGCCTTGGTTAACTGAGTTTCATCTTTTGTATTAGGCTTTAGATTAAATGTTTTTTCAATATCATCAGCTTCTTTAATTCTGCGTGCTTGATCTCGCATTAGCCACTCATACGCATGTGATTGTTTTGCAATTTCATCTTTTACAGCGTTTGATGTTTTAGAAACCATCATGGTTTTTGGATCTCTAGGATTATTCCAATCGCCAAGCTCATTTATGGCTTTTTTAAATGAATCAAAACCCGCAACATTTCTAAAATCTTTACCACGAGGAATACCTTGCAATCTCTGCATTGCTGTTGGCTGTTGTTCTTCTTTCCAACGATTAATTGCATCAATAATTTCATCACGATGTGGTTGCAATGCAAGATTTTCATCAAAACCTTGTCTTTTTTTAATGTTTATTGCATTACGAGCCGCTTGTTCAACTGGCACAAAATCAAGTGGTTGATACCTATTAAACAATTGTTGCAAACTTTCATTTCCTCTAATTTGATTCATCCCAGTTGTATAATCATCTGATGTTTTTGCTCTCATGTTTTTAAGTGATTGCGTTAAAACATCAACTGGCTCAGTAAGCGATGTGCCTTCTTCTTTGCGCATGTGTCGCATTAACGCATCTAAAGGATCACCACCACTATAGCCAGCTTGGTACGCTTCACGGATAGGCACATCACCAACACCTGTGTGCGTTCCTAATGCTGACGCGGTTAAATTGCTAATAGGTTCTTTTAGTTTTCCTACCGCTGCAAAGGGTGCAACACTTGGATCTAAATTTGACAATGCGTTTAATGCTTTATTTTTTGTAAGCAGGCGTGCTGGTTGAATAAAGGTTGCTAAATCCGCAGCAACTCTTGCAGGATGTGTAGCCAATGTTTTCTTGAAATTATCCATACTTCCATATTCATCGGTTATTGCTTGAAATACGGCTTGTAGTTTTTCAGGATTTTTAGCTGTTTCTGGATTGAGTTTGTACATCACATCAATCACCGGCTGTGGCAATACTTTTTGAACTGCCGCATTCCCTAAATCTAATGCGGCTTGTGCTGATTCAATTGGATGCATTAAAGGCTCAACAGATGACTTTGCAACATCTATCACATCCATAGGTAAATTAGACAACGCTTCTTTTGGAACATCAGACCATTTACGGTTTTGATCTTTTTCCATTTCGCCTTTTAACTTATCAACCTTTTCATAAATCTTTAATGATAATTCTTTATCACCAAGATTGTATGCATCTTCAGCATCGTTAACTAAATCATCAATTTTACTCATGGTTAATTACCTCCGTGCAATTTTCTTAACTGCTCAAGACGATCATTTTTATCAGCATTTTTATCTGTATTTAAATTTTCGCTAAATTTAGGACGATGTTTTTCTGGAACAACTTCTGTCATGCCTTTAATAGCTGTAACTCTGTTTCCAATTTTTTGCTTTATAACTTCGTCACTATCACCAGGTTGTGGAAAATACAGACGATTAGCTTCCGTAATTTCAAATGGTGAAATAACAGCACCAGATTCTTTTCTGTTTACAGCCGTTATAAAATCGCGTTGTGCATTGCTAATTTGTTGAGTATTGCTGCTTAATTGACTGTTTACAATATCCCCAATAATAGGAACACCTTCTGTTGCACGTTGTGCTTTTATACCCATTGGAGAATAATCACCTATTTTACTAACAATATCGTGTGATCTAATCATACGTTGTGCAAATATATTTGCTTTTGATTGATCCTCAGTCAATGGTTTTTCTTGATTAGCACTGGCGGGTTTTTGTCCAAATGCTTCTGATTTTTTTACAAATACAGCTTCGCCAGTATTACGATCTATAATAGCAACGGGTGCTGATTCTGACTCTGGATGAAAAGGTGGTTGTCCTATTGCGCTTGAAGCATCAACAAATTGCGGTCCATTTGGCCCCATCACTTCTTTTAATGATGGTTGTGGTGGATTGCGTGTGCTTGTTAAATATTCACGCATTCTTGCCGCTTTTTCTGGCGATGCACCTGCTATTGCATCTGCAAATAATTCAGCTTGAGATTTTTTTGGAGCAACATTATAACGCGCAAGCATCGACCCTAAACTTTTCTCGTCTGCGCCATACAGCTCTGCGATGGCTTGACGTGATGACAACTGCTTTGCGATGTTCTCATTGTGTTGCTTACGCTCTGACGCACGACTTTCTGCCATCGCATTAGCAACATTCATCAATGGCTCACCAAAACCTTTTGTTGAAGATGGTGCTGCAAGAGCCGCTGCCAGCTTAAAGTACATCTCTGACTTGTCTTCGGGTTGCTGATTGATTAAGTTCTTCTCAAGCGCATCACGAAGTAACGCACGTTGCGCCTCAGCAGTTTTGCGTGCTTCACTATATTGAGCGAACAATTGTTTTTGCATGTCTGGATTAAGTGAATAATTTGATGCCAAATCTTGAATCGTCGGCTGTTTATCCTCCATGTCGATGTCATTGACACCATAGTTTTCTGCTAAATCTTCAATATTTGCCATTAAATTTCTCCATATAATCTGTTAATTTTGTGGTCTTAACCACGATTTAGGAATCCTAATTGCGACAACATCATATCATCATAACCTGGATATTGTGCTGTACCACCACTAGTCAATGTATTACTTCCAGCATTCATTGACGAGTTGTTGGCGTTATTACTCCAGTTGCTATTCGCGTTGTTGTTAACACTTGAGCTAGTATTATTATTAATGCTGTCACTAATATAATTCAAAGGAGATGGGTTGTAATCAAAGTTTTGAAATCCAAAATCACTTAAATTCCAACCTGTCGGAATGTTACTGCCGCCCCAGTCACCAAAGTTGGTATTATAACTGTTGCCAAGTGTACTTCCCCAAAAATTTGCACTGCTTAAATCTGCATATCCTGGCGTAACATTTGGAATAGTTGGGAAGTTCCACATAGAGCTTGGTGCTAATGCGCCAAGATAATCAAATGATGGATTGTCGTATAAATTAGTAATGCCTTTGATTGCTTCATCATAAATTGGATTAACTGTTTCTTGATTTACTTCAGCCGGTGTGAAGAAGTCTTCAATAGATCCAACTGCGCCTTCAATTTGTCCTATTAACTTTTCTACTGATCCTTCAACATGCCCGACTATATCTTGCCAGAAACTACTTCCTAGTCTATCTGGATTTAAAAGGACAGGCTCACCTGTTGCATTGCCTTTTGAATCTATAGGAGTGGCGTAAAATGGTGCTTCGCTAAAGTCAACCGCAATAGCTCGTGCATTTTCTTTTAAGTCTTCATTCCAAATACTTTGCACTTTCATTGAATCTGTAATGCCGCCACCACCTGTTAGTTCAGCGTATCCAAGTGTACCTATTGTTTGTAATATTTTAGCTGTAATAGGATTTTCCGCTGCCCACTGTCTAAATTCATTTTGTACGTTTGCTAATTCAGCGTTGTAGTTGGTACCATTAAAGACAGATTGAACTTCAGCTATTAAATTAAGACCAAGATCAAACGGAACAAATCCTTTCGTAATCGCCTCAATAGCCGAATAGGTTGTTGGGAATAAATCTGAACCAATAAGATTTCCGTCTTGCAATGTTTCATTCGCAATGCCTTGATCCATTGCCGCATTTAACTCGGCAATACGGTCAGCGTAGTATTGTGCGCTGTGAATAGATGCCGCGATGTGCGTCGTTTCAAGTCCATTGTCTTTGATGTATTGATCAATGGCGGCTGGATCATCTGGATTGTCTTCAACAAATTTAGCAAATTTTTCTGTTGGTTGATTTGTTTGTGGCAATTTAATTACAGCAACTGGAGATTTTCCATCACCAATAGGATTACCACTTGAATCTTTTATAGAGCCTGGTGCCGCTACTGAGAAAATATGACCTTGATTATTTTCGTTATAATTTTCTAATTTATTTCCATCTTGGGTGTAAAAATTATGCGTACCATCATCATTAGTGGTTGCCGTAATTGTTGTGGTACCTAAATCATAAATTGTTTCACCAGTATAAGGCGTGCCATCTGGATTAACAGGTTTATAAGCAACATCTGTACCGCCAATTGCAGATTTAAAATACGGTTGTAACCATTCTGGAACCCACTCTTGTATGCTTTTTCCACTGACTATCGCATCTGCCGAATTAAAAAGATCTTTAAACCATGTTATTGGATCGTCTACATTTTTACCACTAATTAAATTTGATATAGAATCTACTGCATACCCTACAGGTGGCGCAAGATATAAAGGAGATTTTAAATATTTCAATAAAAGTTCCGGAACAGTTATTGCATTTGGATTATCGTAATCCATGAACACTTCAGGTTTTGGCAGTGTAATAAATTCAACTGCCATTACTTTTGCTTTTTCTGGCGTAACAGGATTTGGTGTATTTTCTGTCGCATTAACAATTTGTTTTGCTATGTCATTTGCTTGTGCTATTTGTGTTACTTTAGCAGTAGTTTCAGGTGTCGTTTTTGCAATTTCAACTGGTTTTACTTCTGCTGGTTTACTAATAAGATCAACATTAATTACATTAGGATCAAGTTTTGCCGTTTCCGCTGCGTTAGCCGCATTTTGTACAATTGCGCCCATTTTTGTATGTATAGCATGAGATATACTATCAAGAAATTTGCTTTCTTTAGCACTAACTGGATGTTGTTTTAAATAGGCTTTAATTTCTGCATCAGTAGCATCTGTTGTTTTAAGCAATGCGGCATTGATAGCATTTTCACTGACATTGTAATTTTTAGCCATTTCACTAACTGTTGGCATTTTAGTAGGTTGCGAATTTTTGTTTTTAATCCCATCAATAATTTCGTAGATGCGTGGGAATCCTTCAATGCTTCCTATGCGTGCATACCAACCACGAACTTGTTCAGCACTAAGTGTTGGATCTGAAATCATAAGTGTTGCTGCATGAACTACGTTTGGTGCAACATGATACTTAGCCGCAAGGTTATCCACTGTTGGATTTGCTTTAGCTGCTGCATCTAACTTTTTTTGTTTTTCAATAGCTAAAGAATTTGCAGCACTTGCAGATGCATAAGCAGAAGCTGAGGCACTAGCAGCTTTTGCAGCATTAGCAGAATTTGCTGATGCGGTTGATGCGGCTTTACTTACCGATGTAGATGCACTTAAAGAATTGGCTTTTTCGGTGCTTAATGATTTAAGTTCACTTAATGATGTGGATTTGCTTAATGAATTTACCGTGCTTACAGATTTCGCTGCACTTATAGATGCTACGGTACTTGCTGATTTTACTTCCCAAGTAGAATGTGAATGTGACGTTGCTAGAACTTTTTCTGCACTTAAAGAATTAGCTTTTTCTACGCTTGCAGATTTTGCATTAAAATCTAATACAGATTTGCTTAATGAATTTACGGTACTAATAGACTTTAATGCGCTTATAGAATTAGCGGTACTATTTGATTTAACCTCACTTAATGATTTAAATCGCTCTGCACTTAAAGATTTTACTTCGTTTACGGAATTTGCTTTGCTTTGAGAATTAACCTCGCTCACAGATTTTGATGCGCTTAATGATGCTAACGTACTTGCAGACTTTATTGCATCTGTTGATTGCAATACGCTTAATGAATGTGATTTTTCTGCACTTAAAGAATTGGATTTTTCGGTACTTAAAGATTTAATATTGCTAACAGATGCCGATTTGCTTAGAGCTGTAACCTCACTTAATGATTTTGATGCACTAATAGAATTTATTGTGCTTGTAGATTTTGCTGTAATTGTACTTAAAGAAGTAGCAATACTTAATGATTTAGATGCGCTTATAGAATTAGCGGTACTATTTGATTTAACTTCTTTTAAAGAATTAGCCGCGCTTACTGATGCAGAAATACTAAATGATTTTGCGGCACTCAATGAAGTATTAGCACTTAAAGATGCCGATGTACTAAAGGATTTAGCCATTGATGCGCTTGATGCATGAGCATCATTCAAGGATTTTGTTGCGCTTACAGAGTTAGCCACACTTAATGAGTTTGCCGAACTTAACGAGTTTCTAGCACTTAAAGATGAAGATGCACTTGCCGATCTTTCTATGGCCGCACTGGACGTAGTAGCAACACTTAATGATTTAGACTCACTTAAAGAATTAGCAGTGCTTAATGATTTAGATTCTTTTAATGAATTAATAGTGCTTGTTGAAGCCGATAAACTTATTGATTTTACTGCTGATGTGCTTTGCAAATTTGCTGTGCTTAATGATTTTGATGCGCTTGCCGATGCTGACGCGCTTGATGCTTTTTCGTCACTTAAAGATTTAGAATGATTAGCAGATTCTGCAACGCTTAATGATGCAGCAGTGCTTAATGATTGTTTAGCACTTTGTGCATTAGATGCACTCGTGGCAAGAGCAACTTTTAATGATCCAGCGGCAGATAACGAATGCTCTTTAGCTATAGATTGAACGGTTGATATGCTTAATACATGCTCAGTGCTTATAGATTTTACGGTGCTTGTCGATGCAGATTTAACGTCCGCCAAAGATTTGTCTGCTTCTATCTTTTTTTGCAATGATTCTGATTTTGCAACACTTGCCGAGGATACTTTATAAGCACTTAATGATTTTGCTACGGTTAACGATTCTTCTTTTGCAGACGCAACAGACGTTGCAGAATTTGCACGAGAAGTGCTTGCATCTTTATTTGCTTGCGATAAAGAATTATAAGCCGATTCTAATTTTGTTTGTTGCTCTGACGTGTATGGTCCAATTTGTGAATAACTAGATTGATTAGGATTTTTCTCAACTGTTAAATTATTTATTTCATTAGACGATGTACTTTGATTTGGTGTATTACTAACTGGCCCTGCAAAATCATTGACATTATATTTATTTGCCAAATCGTTTGTTGTTGTTTTTGTCGCATCAATAGCCTTTTGCTGTTCTGGAGTATAAGGTCCCATTTGCACAGAATTAGGCTGATTAATATTGTAAGCCGATACAAGATTATCCAATGTTGCAGGTTGATTATTTTGATTTTGAGCATTACTAACCGGACCAACAAAATTATTTGCAGATTTTTCTTTTTCAAGTTTTGCTTGTTCATCTGCTTTAATTTGTGCATCAGCTTGTACTTTAGCATCAATAGCTTTCTGTTGTTCTGGTGTATATGGCCCCATTTGTACGCTATTAGATGGATTGCCAGATACCAAATCATTTAATGTTACTGTTTGTGGTGCTTGATTAGGATTATTACTGACAGGTCCCATAACGTCATTTGGTACTTTAGGCACAACAGGTGAAATAACATCCGTTACCGTAGCACCAGGATCAAGCGTTGGCTTACCAGTATTATCCACCGTTGTTAGTGTAATTCCAGATCCATCAATTGGTGTTTTAGGTGGAGTTCCAGGTGGAGTGCTATCTGGTGTTCCAGGTGGAGTTCCAGATCCAGTACCACTACCAGAACCAGTAGACTCAGTAGAACCAGTTGAACCAGTAGACTCAGTAGAACCAATAGAACCAATAGAACCAGTTGAGCCTATAGAACCTGTAGAACCAATAGAACCAGTAGACCCTGTAGAACCAGTAGACCCTGTAGAGCCTATAGAACCAGTTGAACCTGTAGAACCAATAGAACCAGTAGACCCTGTAGAACCAGTAGACCCTGTAGAGCCTATAGAACCAGTTGAACCTGTTGAGCCAATAGAACCAGTAGACCCTGTAGAACCAGTAGACCCTGTAGAGCCTATAGAACCAGTTGAACCTGTTGAGCCAGATCCGCTTCCGCTATCAGATGTATTTCCTGATAAAGATGAATATGTAGATTCTAATGCTGACCCACTTCCAGAATCAATTACAGATCCACTAAAAGAATCAATTACAGATCCACTTCCACTAAAAGAACCTGTGCCACTTCCAGAACCTGTGCCACTTCCACTAAAAGAATCAATTACAGATCCACTTCCACTAAAAGAACCTGTGCCACTTCCAGAACCTGTGCCACTTCCACTAAAAGAATCAATTACAGATCCACTTCCACTAAAAGAACCTGTGCCACTTCCAGAACCTGTGCCACTTCCACTAAAAGAATCAATTACAGATCCACTTCCACTAAAAGAACCTGTACCACTTCCAGAACCTGTACCACTTCCAGAACCTGTACCAGAACCTGTACCACTTCCAGAACCTGTACCAGAACCTGTGCCATCTGGAGTGCCAGGTGGAAGAACGACTGTTGTATCAGAAATTGCACCGCCCGTTACGGTATCTTTAACAACAGGTTTTGTTTCTGGTGCTTTATAATTTTGATAATTAGGATTGCCTAAAACATCACCCCACCACGAACCAGTTGCATTAACTAAGTCATAACGATTCTGATTGTACTTATCCATTAACGCTACTAATTCTGGTTGCGTTGTTGTTGGATTATTCTTTAATGTTTCATTTACATTTTTAGTGTAATTTTCGTAAGCAGGTGTACCAAACTGTGGAATAACACTATTGCCAAGTTGTTTTTTGTATAAATCAGATTGAGTAGCAGGCGATTGAAATTGTGGCGCAGAATACATGTTTGTATTTTGCAAACGATTATTGTATTCCTTTAAGTATTCTTGATACTTGGTTTGATCCGCGTCATACGCAGCTTGTTGCGCTGCATTATCAATCGTTATTGGTCCAGTTGGCATAGGCGTGCCGCCATATGTATTGGTCGGATTGCTTAAGCCATATTGTTTCAATAACTCATCTAATTCATAACCGTACATAGTATTTCCTTATTATTAAGAAGTTAAACCTTTGTAAATAGAAAAAGCTGAAGCCGCTTGTTGCAATGGTGATGGCGCATAAGATCCACCAACGGTTGTATTTTGTGTTGTAGTAATGCTTGGAATAGTATTAGCAGGAAGACCACGAATTTGTGCATTCATCCAATCAAGTTGATTTTTCGTGTAATCTTGACCCTGTTGCCATTGTTGTTGCGCTGCGGTCAGTTCAGCTTGTTTTTGTGCTTGCTGTGCTTGACCAGCCGCTTCAAGCGTTGCCACATCAAGATTTTGTGCTTTTTGCTGATTACCAAGCATGGAAGTGTAATCATTTAATGCGCCAATTTGACGGGTTGCATCTTGAGCTTGTGCGCCTTGAACATCTTTAGCGGCTGTCAATCCAAGTTGTTGTTGCTGACCTGCTTGTTGTGCTTGTTGATTTGCAATGGTCGCTAAATTTTGTTGCTGTTGCGCTGTTAATTGACCTTGTGTTTGACCAATATTAGCTAAATTTTGTTGTTGTTGAGCAGTTAATTGACCTTGCGTTTGACCAATATTGGCTAGGTTTTGTTGTTGCGATGATGTCAATTGACCTTGTGTTTGACCAATATTTTGATACGCTTGCGCTTGTTGTGATGCCAAGTTTCCAGCGGTTTGTCCAAGTGTTGCTTGACGCGCTAAGTCTGTTTGATTAGCTGTCATTGCTTGACCGTAACCTTGATTTGCAAGTTTAGATTGTTCTGCCAAAATTGCTTCTTGTGTATCACGAAGCGCACGGCTACCAAATTCACCCATGCGATTACTGCCGAATTGACCAGCTTTAATAAACTGATCCGATACTTGTGGCAATAAAGTTTCGCTTAAATTACGCGCACCTTGTTTTGCAAGGACATCCATTACATTTTGCTGATATGGGTTCATATAATTACCCACATCAGAATATGCAGCTTTACCAGCCGATGTTAAATAAGGATTTGCATTAGCAGTAATATTTCCAGCACTAGTATTGCTGTTGGTTAAATATTGATTTGCCACTGTTGATGGCGATAATGCTTGTGCAGATACTAACGACGTAGCAGCAGTTAATGGATTTAAATTTGCGGCACTTGTTAGGTTGCCAGTACCAGCCGTTGCAGGATTAGCACCCACAGCCGATGCCCAATTTGTACCTGCATTTCCTAACCAAGTTGTAGGTGTATTTGGTGACAAATAACTAGTTTGACCCGTGCTAAGTCCTGTAGCCGTATTAGAATTCTGATACGCCTTCATCGCTGTAGCGGCATTAGTAAGACCAGCATTCATTCCTGTTGGTGAATTAAACCCCGTAGAATTTTGCTGAACCTGAGAATAGGCTTGCGTTTGATTAGGATTTAACCCAGCAACTGTTGGCAACTTATATGGCTCATAATTAACAGACGCAGCATTTCGTGCGTTTGCTATTTGATCATAAATTGCTTGTTGCATCCATGCAGGTGTATCCGTTTTTGTAAAATCAACGGATGTTTTACTTTGTGCTGCTTGGTCTGTTAAATAAGATCCCATTATCTTGCTCCTCTCATATAATCTAATGGCGATTTAGCGGATGCACTAAATTGACCCTTTGCTAATTTTTTTCCTTTTTGCTTGCGAAGCTCTGTACGCATTTTATCAAGTCTTGCCGCACCTGCTTTGGTTGATCCATCGCCAAGTAATGCTACTGTTTCTGCGTCAATAACGTATTCGCCATCAGAAAGTCTTGCATCTATTGTATCATCTCTGCCAGATCCAGATCCTTGTGCTAGATATGCAATTTTAGATAATCCACCTTGTGCTTTTAATGCTGGCGCAGGTTGAGCTACATTGTATTTTCCACTTGATACATCATTCCAATGCAATGCAGTCCACGTTGCAACGTCTACTCCTTCTTTTGCCGCATCAACCGCCATTTTATCCCAATCCCATGTTGATAATGGCTTGCTCATATACTGCTGTTGTTCAGTTGTTAACTTGGGAGATGTTGCCACTGCTTGTTGTATTTTGTTAGATCCGCCAAGTGCTGATGCAGCAGCTACACCACCAAGACCAAGCAACCCAATTGTTCCCCAGTCCATAGATTTATCGCCAGCAGGTGGTACTGAGCCTGTTGCAGGTGGTGTTTGAGTATTTGACCCAAAACCAACATTTTTCATTGCATCTTTATAGCCAGCCGAATTTTCATCAGCAGTTTGTTGCACTGCTTGATCAGCAGGAGAATTTTTATCCCAAACTCCTTTTGCAAGACCTGCTAATGCACCTGATGTAATTGCCTGACCTGGTTCATAACCTGCTGTCAGCATATTACCGCCAACCCGTGCGGCTGTATTTATGCCACTACCTAAGTTTGGACTTCCCGTTGCAAATTTATTGGCTAATTGCGGGCCAGCACCAGAAAGCGCACCACCAATACCACCCTGCAATGCACCTTTCATAATGTCTTCATTAGTCAATGCATTCATACCACCGCCAATTAATGCACCGCCCACTGCTGACTGTGCAATTGGGTTTTTAATGCCTATAGCACCACCAATTTCAGATCCTAAACCAGCGTTTAATCCACCGAGTACACCAGATTGCAATCCACCTTTTAGTATGTTGTCACCCGTTAAGGCTGCCGCACCCGCACCTACTGCACCAGCAGCTAATGCTGTTCCTGCAATTTGACCTGCTTTACCTAGTCCAAAACCAGCCGCGCTACCAAGATAATTACCTACTGCTGGCGCAAACACACCAATTGCCGCAGGCAAAATGGTTTTAATCACGTTTTTCCAATTCCACCCAAACTCACGAAGACCTGTGCGTGGATTGATAGAACCTGATGCACCCATGTTTTTTAGCATAGCCGCTTCGCGTGGGTTGATATGCGCAAGCATCGTATCCCCACCACGACCAGCGGCTTGGATATGTTGCGCGGCACTTGCAAGACCGCCTTGTGCCATTGTTTGCGCAGGCATCATGCCTTGTGGTGATTGCGCAGGTGGCATCATAGGACGCTGTTGCGGTTGCGGCATCATTCCTTGATTTGGCTGTTGCTCTTTACCTTCGATACGATCTCGCAAGCCATACAGTGCAATCAACAATGAAATGATAACTTGAGCATTGAATTCTGGAGGAAGCGTATCTTGATCTAACTTGCCATCCATAATGGCAGCAGCTCTGAGCTTGTCGTAATGCTCTGGATGATCCACTGCGGCTTCTAAGAATTTAATCAAGCTATCAATGTCGCCAGATGAAATAGGCTGATCTGCAAACTTTTGCTCCATCTGCGTAATCGCTTGCTGATAAGCTGGGTTTCCGCGAACTAATTCTACTAATATTTGTTTATCCATTTGTTACCTCGCAGAAACGCTCTGCCCATTCTTGCCAATCATCAAAGTTATACGGATTCGGTGCATTTTGTGGCAATGATGTACTGCTCACAAATTGTACTGCCCAATCCTGCCATTTTTGTATGTCATTTAATCTTCTAATTGCACCATAAGGATCCAAATCAAGTGACAGTTGATCTGCCCAGTCTTGAAGTTGTAATCCAGTTGGTAATGTAATTCTAATCATCCTGTCACCGTACCGTCGCCAACGTCAATATGCGCAATAATCTGCCCCATTTGATAATCACCATCAATTGCATTGGACTCAAATCGAAGTCTTAATTCTCTACGTTGTTCTTTTAATGTGACGATTTGTTGATAAGTTGCCTCAGCAGTATCTGGAAATGCATAAATAGTTCCGTAAACTTCTGGTGCGCGAGCGTTAGAACGACCAATTACTTGTACCGTCATGTCAGAGCTTTGCACAAAGTCCGGTTCAATAATAGAAATCTCGTGCCAATTTGAATTTCCTTGTGCTGGTGATGATAAGTCAGCCGTTTCAAAGAAACTGTAAATAGGCTGTATGGTGTTTTCATAAATTTGATTAACACCCTTTTCATGGATCCACACATGAAAATCATTATTTACTGCATCAAGACCGGCTGCGATTGGTGCCACAAATAAATTACTGTATGTTGCCGATGTTCTGCCTGCATTGGGAAGCTGCGTGTCATACCAAGTATTTTCACGAACGTTATAAATAACCGCGTGCGTACATTCTGTTGCATCACCGCGAGGATAACACCACCAAATTTCACCAAATCGAGGCACCTTAAATCCAAACACTTTTTGACGTTCGTTTTGATTGATACCTTCAAAGAAATAATTTAGGTTCATTAGGTTTGCTACTTCACGCACCACACCGTTAAACATCATAAACCGATCAACACCAACCCAATAATAAATACCGTCATAGTCCACAACAGAATCTGGTGAAATAATTGACGTGCCTGTGGCTATAACGTCAAACTGAAACACAGTTGCGCCACCAGTAAAGGTTGTACGAATAACAGCGTCATACGCCCAAAATAGACCAGCAGGAGCGTTACCGCTACCAGCACGCAGCGGCATGCCTTTTATTATTTTTGTACCCCAAGGACGCGCAATGCCAGAGCCAGAACCTGATAGATCTGTGAAGTCACCAGCAACACTCCAGCCAACAATACCATCACCACCATAGTAAAAAAGATATGGATGAAGCGATACGATGCCACCAGCCACATTAGCACCGGTTGGAAGTCGAATGTCTTTAAGTGGTACTGTGCCAAATGCATCGCCATAAAATATTTGTCCTACGGTGTCATTAGTTGCATAAGAGTTATTCGGTGCGCAATGCGCCAATATTGAGTTAGCAGTCGTTGATGAATCATACTGATAGTCAAACATCCACTTGTTGTCGGAATCTTCAATTAATGCTTCAGATCCACCAGACATATCCACTTTTGTAGTGGTAATCGTTGTTGTGGTTGCAACGACTACATAACCGTTATAAATAGATCCAGCGTTAGTGGATGTAATCGTAATAATTGCGCCAACTGCTGTGGCATCGTAATTTGGGAAAGAAGTGTAAGCAGTAATGTTTGCCGCAACAGCCGTAGCCGTAGCAGATAAACTGACTGTATAAGCAACAGGCGCAGACATAATATCTACGCCATTTATGGTAATCATGCTAACAACGCCAGCAGCACCACCAGTTAAAGTTACACTTCCAGTTGATACAACCGCTATTGGTGTTCTACTCGTAATAATCGAGCTGTTATAACTTGCATCAATGGTGAATCTATTTAGCTCAGTAGCCGATCCAGAGTGCATATAAACAAAGTCGCCTTTGTTTATATTAGTTAAACCCGTGCTTTTTTCTGGCAAATATTTGGTTGTTGATCTAAATCCACCAATCTTGCGTGGAAGACCACGTTGCCAGCGAACCCACTGGCCATCAACGTAAGCATTACCTTCAAACTTGGTTCCGTCACGTTTAATGCCAGGATCTGACTTTAAGATGATGGTACTCATTAGAACGTCCCACCATTGACATTACCAGACTGAGCAGTACCCAACGCAGTCCATGCATTAGTCTGAGTAACAGCAGCAAAAATATTAATACCAGTGGATCCACCACCTAAATTGATTAATGCACCACCCGCAGTTGATGCGCCAGTACCACCTTGCGAAATATCAATTGGAAGTGCAATTGAAGCAGTATCAGCAATAAGAAAATCAGTGCCATTGCAGTAATAAATACCACGCTGACCTTGTGTAATCGTAACGCCAGCACCAGCGGCTGTTTTAACTGTAAACGTATAGGCACCTGTTGTACTATTGGTTATCCAATATTGCTGTACTGTGGTTGGAACAATGATGGTGCGATTGCCAGTTAATAAGCCGGTAAAATTGTAAGCAACTCGATTTAATTCAGATCCAGAAAGTGTATAGGTGCCAGTGCCTGCTACAGCAATAGACGTGTAATCAAACGCAAATGTCGCAGGTTGACCAAATCCTATGGTGTAGAAGTTACTGCCATCCGATGCAATAATAGCTGATTCACCAGGTTGAAAACTTAACGATGCTAAACCATCAATTGTGTTTGTTCCTGCTGGTGTTGCAACAATTGCACCCGTTCCAGAATTTCGCAAATAAATAAACCAATTATCAACCGTTGCAGCCGATGGGAATGTGACGATACCCCCTGCACCCGTCCAGTTGTACATCTTGGCGCGATCTGTAACGCCCAATGTAAAGTTAGCACTAAAAGTGGTGACTGGCACAGACTGTGATAACACAGTGCCAACTGCAACAATGCCTGTTCCAGCTAATGAGGATGCATTAGTTTGTGAAGTAGCCGCACCATATTGCAGTGAACGCCATACGCCAGCAGATGTTGAATTGTTTGTTAAATAAACTTGCCACAGTGTCCCAGTTGCAATCGACACCACTTGTGTTCCATCATAATTAGCAATGATGATAGTTTGCGTGCCAATATTGTTGAATAAGATTGTCTGACCAGTTCCTGCTTTTTGTGCATCAGGGAGTAAAATCTTTAATCCAGCCGTAACAGTTTGAATATCAATAATCTTAGCAGCAAGATTGCTTGACGCAGAAGTTTCTTCCGGCCAGCTTAATTGCACATCGGCTGTCAGCGTTAATGATTCGTAGCTAACTTCAGATGGATAGACGGTAGCACCGCCAAAAACGTAATTGTATGATGTTGTCATTATGCTTTATTCCTAATTGCAGTTCGGTCAAGAATGCGTTGCAGATCTTCGCCATTAAGTGATTGCGCTGCACGATCATAAAGCGTTTGCCAAGTTTGCAAGCGTGCATCATTTTTAAGATAAGGTGCTGCTTCAAGTAACGTACCGTACAGCAATAAATCTGGCGCAAAGTCAGTAATGAAGTTTGTTTGAGTTTCTTCACCGAGAAATCGTGGTTGCTCGTAATAAAGGATCTCTATGGTGGTGTCAGTAGCAGGTGTTGGCGCAATTAACCAATGAAAATAATCATAATCAGCATAATACTCTGGTGTGCCAGTTTCTTCACTGTCAGGCCAATAATTGCGAATATACTCATAGGATCTGCCGTGAATTGCATTAGTACCAATATGCATTGATACGGTTTCACGCCATCTATCAGGTTTTGGATAAACTGAAACGCCAGCAGGCAATGTTGTGGTGACTGGCACAATAAATCCTGTGACTTTAAGTTCACGGGAAATTCTGCGTTCAGCAAGCGTTATAAGCCGAGGAAGTTGCTCATAAACGTATGGATCAGACTCTTGCGTGAAACCACGCTCTAGGTACCGTCGAAGGTCTGTAAGTAGTGTTGTGTATGTTACGCTGCTATTGTTGCTCATAATGACTCCAAGTTATCACAAGCGAGCTGTTGCAGCAGGCACATTTTTATTAAATTATAGTATTTGTACCGCGTGTAGTCTATCTTTTATGGCTTAAAATGCGCTTGCATCCAATAAGCCGCTGCTCCTAAAAGACCAGCAACTGACCATTGAATTGCGGCTTCTGTTACTTTTTTAAGCATCTCTTTCTTTAACTTTTCTGCTTCTATTCTTTCTTGTATCCATTCGTGATGTGATGCATGAGAATCGATTACTTCTTCATGATGCTCTTGCAGAGCCTCCAAGAAAAGTGCCTTTAAACTATCGCGATTAAGGTCCATGTCCTTTGCCTTCTGTTAATAAAAAATGCCACTTGCGCAACATTTTACAGTAAAAATGTTATCCATTCCAACGTGCGATTTTACCATCACGAACATCAATATGCGTAAAAGAATTGTAGCGTCCAAGACCTTTGCAATCGTCATCAAAATGCTTCATGAGATATTCTTGCACTTCTTTGGGCGGTACGTCTTTTACTTTAATGTCGGCTGCGTTGCCAAGAACGTGTTGGCTATGCTTTGCACCTCCCACTTTCGTGTTGTGCGCTTCACATCTTCTACCGCTCATAATGGTAATCGGTTTACCAAACGACTCACGGATGCGGTTAAGTAACTCTACGAGCTTAGGGTTAACGTCTTTTTCACCACACCCGCAGTGACACTCAAATTCTTCTGGTTTGAAGTATTTGCTCATATTATTTACCTTCTGATGCAAACAATCCAATCATACCAAACACTACACTAGCCACAGTCAAACTATCATGCACAACAGGCGTTGCATCAATATTCACACCCGCCATCGTTGCAAGTGCTGCCACACTTGCGTAGGTAGAAGGCTCTTTTAATCGAGCCATTAAATAGTTCCACACTTTAAGTATTTTGTTCATGTTACAGTCCTAATTTATCGATTGACGCTTGAGAAATAGAGCCGCTATCGATAAGCAATTGAAGCCAAGGCTGTGCATCAGCAACCAATAAAGGAGTAGCAAGCTCAACCTTCACCGTAGTGATTTCATCCGTTTTGTTGTTGTCCCATTTAATCTTTTCAGCAAGTGTTAAGGCGTTGCGGATTTCATCAAGCGAGATTCTGCGTGGAGGTAATTCGATTTCTGGCTGCGGCTGTGAAATAAATTCACCGTTAATATAATCATCACCAATACCTGCATCGTCGGATTTAACTAACTCCCAATCGGGAAATAAACCTAAATCTTCTTCTTTAACGATAATGACGTTAATTACTTTTCCGTTTTCAATATGTGCGTATCTCATTTTATTCTACCCATGCAATTAAACAGTAACCGCTCGCGCCATTTCCACCAGAATTACCATATCCAGCAGCTCCACCACCTCCGCTTCCAGAATTTGCAACAGCGTTACTACCGCCATTCGCACCGTTACCTCCCTTTCCACCACCAGTTCCACCAGCTCCGCCTGTACCAACAGTACCAATATTATTATAACTACCACCGCCTCCGCCACCGCCACCTAAACCAAATACACCTGTGGCGCCATTACCTCCAATATGAATTCCTAGTCCTGTGTAAGCTGACGCACCTTGCGAACCTCCGGAAGTAGCGCCTCCGTTTGACACCGTTGATGCGCCAGAAGCACCTCCTGTACTAGCTATACCACCACCACCACCACCGCCACCACTACCACCTGCACCACCTGCATTTGCATCACCACCTGCACCGCCACTACCGCCAGTTAACGTAACCGATGCACCGCCTGATAAAGTAGTATTTCCGCCAGCCGTACCATTAAGCCCACCTCCAGCAGCACCAGCACCGTATGCGCCAATTGAAATCGTTAAGTTACCTGTAACAGTCACTAGTTTTGATATTGCAACACCGCCACCGCCACCGCCACCGCCACCACTACTAGTAGAGCCATTAGTTCCACTACCACCGCCGCCACCTCCAGCAACAGCGAGCACATAAACCGTTTGTGTTGTAGCAGGTTTAGTCCAAGTACCTGAAGAAGTAAACTCTTGAGTTTTAAGCGTCCCACCACCAGACGCGCCTAAAATTGTACTCATCTGTAAAGTCATATTAAAATCCTGTTATTTAAAGAACAATTACCCAACCTTGCGTTGCACCGGAGTACACCAAGGTTACGTTTCTATAATTTACGTTTAATATTAGAGTTTGCACTGAACCCATTAAATTTAAACCGTTTGAGTTAATCGTTAGATTGTTAGTTGCAAATGTACCTTTGTAATCTGCAATATTTATAGTATCACTAAGCACCGCTGATGCAGGTAAAGTAATAGTAAATGCGCTTGATGTTGTATCAGCAAGGATATTATCCCCAGCAACAGCGGGATTATAAGTTGTGGTTTTGATTGTCCAATTTAAAAACTTTTGACCAGCCGCAAACGTAATTGCACCTGTCATCGTACCGCCAGCTAACGGCAAAGTACCCGTAAAAGATTGACCAGCCGCAAACGTAATTGCACCTGTCATTGTGCCACCAGCGGTTGGCAAGAATCCAGTAATTGAACCTCCTAACGTCAAACTGCCCGACGAGGTTACTGTGCCGGATAACGTCAAACCGCTTACCGTTCCTGTACCGATTACTGAAGTTACTGTACCTGTAGCCGGTGTTACAAACGTTAAATTTCCCGCGCCATCAGTTTTAATAACTTGGTTAGCAGTTCCATCCACTGTTGGATATTTCAAACCAGCAGGATTGTTCATCAATCTTATTACAGATCCACCTGTGTTTAATGCCCAAACCGACATGTCAGCCGTGTTGTAATTGATTGCAAGCTCTCCCGCAATCAAATTTCCTGCTGTTGGTGCTGTGCCAGACGTTGATGTGCGATAAAGTTGTATTGGTGTGTAACCACTAGCCGCCATGTTGTTACCTCAAATTTTCAAGTTTAAATAGGGTTGACATGTGCAAACCCGCTAGTTCGTCTAATATGTTTTCAAGTGCTGGCACATTGTTTGATAATTCACTGCGATTGTCGTTTATCCAAGATAAATTGTCACGAATGAGCTTTTCAATATGCGGATCATCATTTGGAATTTCTTCAATTTTACCAAAAGTTCCTATTTGTGCTTCAACAAATTTATCAATTAGTGTTATCAATTCATCATAAAATTCGCCCAATGCTTGATGCTGTGCATACGAATCAGTTGTCCAGTGACGTGCATGACTTGCATTGCGCTCATCAAATACTTTAGTGATTAGCTCGCCAATCATCATAATTCCTTCGGTAAATTAAAAAACACTCTTGCTTCATCTTCACTGTCAAACCAATACCAACCTTCTACAGGTAATGTGTAGTCATCTTTGTGGTCTGCAAGCAGTAAATAGTCTGCGCCAAATACTGAGTTTGGTGCCTCAAGCAAATCACCGTCTACTTTAAAAAAGCTCATAATTACCCCGTAATTGCCCAACCACGCAATGTGGCTTGTGATGTATTGAGTATTCTAAATGCAAGCGTAGATGCCACTGCTGTTGTCGCGGCTGGTCTATCTAAAACAACAGATACGTTGGTGTTAATCGTTACAATTTTTGCATTGTATTTTAGCGTACCAGAGCCATCCGTTGTTAATGTTAATGCAGAACCCCCAGACGTGGCCGACACTTGGAATGTATTGGTGGTTGCACTGATTACATAATAGATTGTATTGATTACAATCCCTGTTGTTGTCGTAATAACAGAGAACGACACCATACCACCATTAGATAAACCATGACTTGCAAGCGTTACTGTATCGCCTGCATCTTGAAATGTTACCGACGCGCCTGTGGTAATTCCTGTACCTGTGCCGCTAACCGACATTCCCGTTGATAGTCCTGCGGTGCTTGCCATTGTAATTGTAGTAGACTGCGCTGCGGTTGTGCCTGTTAAGCTGACTGCTGTATCTGCGCCTGGATTTGTTGTAATTGTTAGTGTTTGAGATGTACCAATACCTAAGTTTGAAAACAGTAACTCTAAAGATGTTTTTGATAGCTTTAGTGCTGTGACAGAAAATGTAAATCTAAACCCTGTCATTGCTATTTTGCTTAGATTTACACATGTTGCAAACATACTGGCTAAACTAGCAGACGATGGTGCTGATGCCGTATTCAATGCTGGTAAGGATGTTAAACTTGAACAACCGTTAAACATAGTACTCATATTAGTAACTAATGCTGTATTAAATAAAGGTACCGTTGTTAATGATGTGCAAACAGAAAACATACTACCCATATTAGTAACAGCGGCTGTGTTAAATAGCGGTACTGTTGTTAATGCTATACAACTACTAAACATACTAGACATACTACCAGTAACAGCCGCTGTATTAAGTAACGGCACAGTCGTTAATGAAGAACAACTAGCAAACATATTATTCATAGCAGTAACAGCCGCTGTATTAAATAAAGGTACCGTTGTTAATGATGTGCAACCAGAAAACATACTAGTCATGCCAGTAGCTGATGCTGTATTAAATAAAGGTACTGTTGTTAATGATGCACAACCAGAAAACATACTAGCCATGCCAGTAGCTGATGCTGTATTAAATAAAGGTACAGTCGTTAATGATGCACAACCAGAAAACATACTAGTCATGCCAGTAGCTGATGCTGTATTAAATAAAGGTACAGTTGATAATGCAGAGCATCCAGAAAACATACTATCCATAGCAGTAACAGCCGCAGTATTAAACAGCGGAACTGATGTTAAATTTCTGCAAGCGTTGAACATATTAGTTGTATTTGTAACGTTACTTGAAGACGACGATATACTAACATCTCTTAAGTTTACGCAACCATTGAACATATATGCATAACTCGTTAAACTTGCTGAATGCTGTCCAACCGTAGCGGATTCCAGTAGTCGGTGTACTACAGTGTTTGTTGACCCTGCTATCGTAATTGTAGTTAAAAATGCACCATTAAATGCTATATCAAGCCAAGAAGAATCATACGCAGATAATCCAGCAAACCCTGTACTTGCGTTGTTTTTTACGTTTAGGTTTACAGTTATTAAATTAGTCGTTGTTGCTGTTACCGTTACAATAACTTGTTTATACGTTAATCCATTATGTGTAATTGGACTACCCGAAACGCTTGCATAATCGTATAGATAATTAGCTTGTGCATTTGATGCTAGCGCGACAGTAGACGACCCATCCCCCCAATCAACGGTGTAAGTTCCACCACCAGATGCCGCGCCAATTAGCGCAATATAATTAGATTCTTCAAAAATAGCATACAAACCAACAAACTTTTGTTGCCCTGTAATATCGGGAAGTGTAGTCCAGTTAGGATCACGAACCCAAGGTGTTGGCTGATTACCAAGATTCTTTTTACTCGCCAGCTTTGAGCTTATTCTACCGGCAGACATTAGGTTAACTCCGAACCGTATAATGAAAATGTCACGTTAGCACTACCAGCATACACAGTTACTACGTCAGTTGTTCCTAGTGTAATACCCAACGTAAAAAACACCGCGTCATATTGGTTAACTGGAGCATCGTAAATAATATAATGCTGATTTGCTAAAGATGCGCCAGCCGGTCTGACTGCCACCCTAAATGTCGTGCTTGCACCGAGAGCTGTAATAATAAGCGTACTGCACACAGCAGACGTTGCAGAAGGTACGGTATAGAGCGTTGTCGCTGTTGTAGCCGCTGGATTAGATTGTCCTAAGACTTTATATGTTGTTGCCATTTATGCACCCATTAAAAGGAAAGTTTGTTCAAAACCAGTAGTACCACCCCCACCACCGCCTGTAGAATTAACAGTTTGGTTAGGCCATGTGCCGCTGATGGTTACGTTAGTGCCAGCGACAAGTGAAGGTGTTGTTGTTCCAGTTCCACCGTTAGCGACAGCAACAATGCCTGTTACGTTACCCGCAGTGCCTGTAGTGCTTTGATTAAGCGTTGGGAAATCTGCCGCAACAGCAATCGTTAATGCACCTGTCGATGTTGTGCTTTTTAAAATACCTGTTGCTAACGCTGACGTACCTGCGCTGAAATCAGTTCCAGCGGTAGCAGCAACTAATGCGCTGGCACTTCCTTTTAACATTCCAGAAATACTAGTTGTCAGCGTTATAGCTGGTGTTGTTGTTGCATCTGCTACCGTACCAGCAAAACCATTAGCACTAACAACTGAAACCGTTGTCACAGATCCTCCACCAGAACCAGCACCAATAGCTGTTCTAAAATCAGCGGCATTTAAAGCACTGACCGTGTTATCTGCGTTAAATCTTGGAAAGGTAATTGCACTTGGATTGGTAAGCGTAAACATGCTTTGACCAACAGTTGTACCACCCAGCGATGTTCTGCCTGTAGCGGAAACTAAGTTTGTACTGCCGCCATTCCATTGCTGTGTTTGTGTGTAAGCTGTTGTCCAATTCGTTTGATTCGCTGTTGTTGGAATTGAATAACCAGATGCAAAGGTTAACGTTAAAGTTCCAGACGTTGTGATTGGATTTCCAGAAATAGCAAGTCCAGTCGGTACGGTCATATCTACACTAGTTACAGTGCCAGATCCACCACCACCGGTTGCATTAACAGTTTGATTAGGCCATGTACCGCTAATGGTTACATTGGCTCCCTCAACAAGTGAAGGTGTTGTTGTTCCAGTTCCACCATTAACAACAGGCAATGGTGTTCCCGACAAACTAACAGCAAGCGTACCCGCACCTATTATTGGTGATCCTGTTACAGATAAAAAACTTGGAACCGTCATTGCAACACTAGTTACAGTTCCAGCAGTTCCCCAAGTTGGCGCAGACGTGCCACCAGAAATCAAAACTTGTCCAGCGGTGCCAGCAGGTCCAACATAAAGACCGTCAGCACCAGACCAAATTATTGCTCCTGCATTTGGCACAATGCTTTTTGCAGTGCCACCGTGACTTAAGCCAAGAATATTTTCAACTTCATTCGCACTCGATAAATCCACTTGCGGATGCTTGTGATCTGATCGTGACATAGATGTGGCAACACCAGCGGATCCTGTTGTTAATCCCGCTAAAGGTAAACTATCGGATAAATCAGCGGCAAGCGTCACATTTGCGTTTAGCGGTCCACCGCCAGTTAAACCAGTGCCAGCAATCACTTGACGTGTGGTAGGAACATAGCCAGAAATGGTTGCGGCAATCGTTGATGCGGCTGTTACGCGACCAGTTGAATCTACGGTAAAAACAGGAATATTTGTGGCATCACCGTAAGATCCAGCAGTAACGCCTGTGGCACTTAGCTGTGTGCTAGTGATACCACCATTTGCTACACTAAGCGTTACATTGCTAGAAAGTTGACCACCACCCGTTAAACTGGTGCCAGCGATAACTTGCCGTGTTGTAGGAACACCAGCAACACTCAAAAGATCTCCAACTCTAATTTGATAATTGTTGCCGTTGTAGACAATCATCATCAAACTATCCTCTGATGCAACAGGTGCTAGTGGTAGCTGCGTTATCCGTGTGGGAATTAAATTACTTGGTACGTCAGACATTCTTTACATCTCCAGATAAGAATTACCGTCTTCGGTAATGAAAAATTCGTCGCCAGCCTCTTGGATTACACCAGCAGGATGCGTGTTAAGTGAAACGTCTGGTCGATTAAATGGCAACACAATTTGATCTGGCGGTCTTGGTGCAAGACGATAAGGATCGTATTCGTCGGTATCTTCTTTGCACACCATTAAGTTTGGGTAATTAGGATCAGGATGCAATTCAGCTAATTTGAATTTACGCGAACATCTGGCACATATTCCAATGCCAAGTGTAGGTTCTCCTGTTGTGTCTAAATAAATGCTCATTTTGTGTAACAGCCAATGCCAGGATTAATTTTTGTTGGACTACCATCATTGTCACCATCCCATGCACGTTGAAGTGATATATTTGCTTTTTGTTCAAGCACTGGAATTAAATTAGCATCAACTGCTGGTGTTTCTGCCGCCATTCTTGCAGCAAGACCATTTACAATAGCCTCAAGCCAACGCTGAGGCACCTCTACTTCTTGTTGAAGGTTTGTGGTGTCCATAATCTGTCTTTGTCGCCAAAGTATCAACTGCGCCTGCTCTGCTGAAAGAAATGGTGCTGGCCAGATATTGACCACTGGACTTGGCAGATCACGTTGAAACCAATAAGAGTTTGGGCGAGATGAGAAAACTTTGTTGCTTTGATTGACGTAATCGTCGCGGTTTAGCAAACCAAGTGGAATCTCTTGTGGCATATTGCCAAGCGTAATGACGTAATAACTCATTGGACTGGTTGACGTTATTCTAAAATAACTATACGCCTTAGCCGCAGAAATATCAGTCCAAACAATATCACCAGCAACAGCCGTGACATTAGATGATCCAACGGTTATCCATGTTGATCCGTTATCACTGACTTGAAACGTAACCGCAACCGAATTTGCTGACCAGTTGATACCCACAGTGGTGACGACAGTCTGTGATGTAAAATCAACTCTATAACTGGTGGATGTGATAGTTTCTGCGCCTGACAATAACTGCAAGACACGATAATTTAAATTTAGTACATCAACGGTGCCAATTGGAAGTGTCACAATTGGCTGATTTTCGTACATTGGAAGGATGACCTTCTCAATGCACCAGCTCGGTGGTTTGATGTTTGCTAGTTCAGACAAGAAAAGATACAGCGAATCCAAAGCATAATCCTGCATCTCAGCAGTAATCGCCTGCGCTGTTAATCGGCAACGTCTAAAGGCGTGATCCACTACCTTCAGAGCGTTAAATGTTGTATTAGAAATGCTGTCAGAATATGCCATCGTAACCTCAGTTTAAAAGTCTTGACGGCATACTGATACAGTTGCCCGTGTTATCCAATTATAATTGAATAGTCGGTGTAAAATCTATTTTTTCTTCATTGCTCTGCGACCTTCAGACAATGCAATCGCTAACGCTTGCTTTGAATTAGTCACGTCCGGTCCTTTTTTACTTCCAGAATGCAAATCGCCATCTTTAAACTCGTTCATCATCGCCATCTTTAAACTCGTTCATCACTTTGCCAACTTTAGCTTCTGAAATTTTACCGCCATTTTTCATGGCAATTAAAGGCGATTGTGATGCCACAGGAACTGACTTGCGAACAGGAATTTTTCCTTTCATCATTTCCTGGCGTTGCTCGCGTGGTGATTCACGTTTCTCATGTTGCATCATTGCTTTTTTGCTGGCGTACTTTTCACCAGTAGCTTTTTCAACTACCTTTCCTCCTTCTGCTTTGCACATTTTAGGAGCTACTTTGCCACCTTTTGCTTTGCACATAGTAGATGATGATGCTTTCTTAGCGGTGCCGCCTTCTTTATATCCACACGCACCGCCTTTGCTGTAATGCATTTGCGGTCCAAACTCAAACTCACCGTATTTTAATGTTGCGCCCATGATCGTATCCTCTGTTATGCAGATGCATAAGTTTTAATGCCTTCAATGACAATTGTGTACATATCACCGGCAGACATATCTGCTGTTGTGAATAACACGTTACCGTTAACACCTGTTCCACCATTGTTTTGCAAACCACCAAAACTTGAGAAATCCATAAAATAATTGGTATTTTGCGGAATCAGCCATGCAAATACATCGGTTGTTGCGTCCCATAAAATACGGACTTCCATGCCATGTGTGGTTGACCAAATTTTATTAATCTTAACACCATTACATGCGCGACCATAAGCGTTCACGCTAAGTGTTGATGGATTAATTTTGACAACAGCAGTTTCACCTGTGCCGTCAGAGATATTTGTAAACTTGCCAATAAACAATCGTTCACCGTCAAGCAATGTTTGTGATGCTACTACGTCAGCCATGATGCTCCCCTGTTGATTGAAATGAGGCGAATTAACGCCTCATCAAATTAGCTTGCTTGTGTAAATGTCACACCAGCCGCAACCGCGCAAAACGCTTTTGCAAACCACGATGTACCATCACTGATCACAGTAACTTGATCGCCAGCAACAGCTTGTGCATCAACAAAAGAAATGGTGTCATCAGCAGTACCGGTATCACCAGCAACGCCAGCAGCGTTAACAGCTTGACCTTTGATAATGTTAGCACTTGATGCAGTAACGATGGTGTAGCTTGCGCCAGAAGGAGCAGCAGTAACAATAAATGTGTAATTTAAACCAGCCGCAGGTGCAGGAAGTGTAGTTACAAATTCTGTTGCAGAGTTTAAAAAGAAAGTTGTACCACTTTGTGCGGTAGTCAATGTTGATGCTGCTGTTAATGTTGTAACTGTTTCTAAGCCAGTAATTGCACCAATAAATCCGTTAGTAGATGTTACTGGTCCAGAAAATGTAGTTGAAGCCATGATGTATTCCTCACATGCGAGTTGTGGATATGTGTCTGCATGTCGTCAGCCGGAACTGTCAGCATATCCTATTGTTTTCCGGGAATAAAGAAAGGGAGCCGAAACTCCCTTCCGTCAATTAAACGCCAGCCGTTCCAAAAATTCCTCTTGGATCAGTCCATCCGAGCGTGTATCTCTCTGTCGCTTTGTAGCGCATTGAGTCTGTTTCAAAGTCACCTTCCATAGATTTCTCTAATGGGCGACGCATTAACAGTTTCAAACCTTCAGGTGCATCAGTTTGAATCCACCATGCAGTGGTCGAAGTGATACGAGATAAGTTAGCTTGACCGTCACCTAGTAAACCTAAAGATTTAACAGGGTTGATGTCGTTGTCAGCAGTACCAGCACGCAAAACTGATTTTAATAACACTTCAGCTTGGAATACGTTGCTTGGACCGGTAACGATTTGTTTTGGTGTTAAGCGAATACGTTTGCCGTTGTTGTCAACAGCGTTGCGGATTTGAATTAACAACTGTTCTAATGATGTTTGTGATAATGCAGCGGCAGTAGTTAACTGATTGCTGAATGTACCAGAAACAATTGGATGGTTTGTTGCAATCAAAGATACACCGTCACCACCAGTATATGAGCCGTTGAAAGCACGGTTCAAAATGTTAGCCGCTAATGTTTCTTTTGTTTCAACCAAAGATTGCGCCAAGTGTTTAGCGTATGTTTGACCAATACGGATATGATCACCGTCTTCAACCAATACTTTGGTTAATGCAAACGCAAGACCGTAAACTTTGTACAAGTAACGTTGTAAGAACAACACACCACCTGATTGATAAGTAACAGCCATACCATCAGGTAATTCAGGTGCTGCGCCAAATCCATAAAGAACTGGTTCTTCGTGATAGTTACGCGCAATACCTTTTTGCTCGGTGAAAACCTGTTTCCATTCATCAGCACGTTGATCGTAAACACCATCAAATACTTCATTTAGGATTGGTTCTACTACGGATCTAAAGTCCGTACTTCTCATAGGAGTAGCCATTTATAATCTCCTTTAGCTTACTGTGTTAACAGGTGCTTTGTATTGTGATTCGTTCAAGCGAACGCTCATGTTTACAAATGCATCAGTTGGTGAATCGGTAACAAGATAAGCATAACCGGTGATTTGGAATTGGCCGGATGTAGCTGATTCTGCCGCTAAATAAGTTGAGCTGATACCTGTTGCAGTTGAACCACCTGCTGTTGGTCGCCAGTCGCATTCTGCACCCACAGCAGTTTGTACTGAATCAGTACCTGCTGTTCCTGGGTTTGCAAATTGAACATCATAAATGGTTTCTGGATCATCATAAACCCAAGCAACAATTTGTGTGCCAGTAGTACCACCAGTCCAAAATGGAGCAATGGTTGGTTTACCAGTTGAATCATAATATTCAACACCAGCAAAAATACCAAGTAATGAAATGCCGTCAGTAGTTCCTGTGCGTGTGCCGTCAGAAGTACCAAGTTGAATTGTACCAGCGGTGACTAATTTAACTGGATCACCAGAGTAAATAGACGCAGCGTAAGTGCTTGCGATTGTATAGGCTTTTGGACGCATCTGACCACTGTTGTGGAAAGCAGGTCTAAAGCCATAAGGTGCGCTTGTTGTAGACATAATAGCTCCTAGAAATTAGATTGGTTAGAGGTCAAAAAGAGCCTCTCTATCATCGCCTAACTCCAAATTACCTTCACCAATAGACAAACGTGATTTTGATGCTTTTGCGGTTTGCTCTAAAAACTCTGCGGTGTCCGTAAGTTTTTCTTCTTCACGGAGTGGCGCATCGTGATGAGCTTCTTTCATATACTTAAAGTACAATGAGTTTGGCAATTTGAATGCAAGCATCTCATTCACACCAATAAATCCTGTCCAGTCGCCTGTTTTAAGTGTGGCATATTCCCAGCCAGGAATATCTTCTGGCTTAATTGCTTCATAACCTAAACGCATGCGCGTGTGGATTGAATCTCTTGGATTCGTCGTTGTTAGCCAGCAGGTGTGCCAGCCATCGATACTGGGTAAATCCGGTAAAGACGAATTAAAAAATTGTTGACGGAACATTTCTACTCGCTCATCGTCTGTGACTTCCCGATTTTCTTCTATGGCTCGATCTTTCATCGTGCGACTTGTCCGAATATCGTTTCCAGCGGGTTTGTTTGATCTAATGCGTTCGTCTGTTGTTGTCATATGACTCGCTCCTTTCAGCGGTTGTGTAAATTATATAGTAAAAAATTTTTAAAAATCAATTTTTATTCTTTCTATCGTACTCAGCGTAACGCTTGACATATTTATTTCTTAATGTCGCATCGTCCCAAACGCCAGCTTCCATTAATGCCTGTTTTCTTTCTGGACTAATGTAAATCTCTTTGCGCGTTGATGTTGGTGCATGCTCACGACCAGAACCCACGTTAGGACCGCCACGCGGTGTGCGTCCTGCCTGTCTACCAAATTTATGTGGCAATCTTTTTTCAATCCGATTGCGCAATTCGTCCCAGTATTCTTCAGTGCGCGAATCTAATCCTTCTTTTGCAAGACGTTTATCAATAGCAAGTACAACAGCAGAATCTTCGTCATCACCTGATGCATCGTACCATTTATGATCTTCCATAAACTCACGCGCATGGAACATAGTCAGCTCATCAATCGATGGTTGTTGCGGTGCATTTTGACGCTCTGCGTGTTGCTTAATCTCATGAATCTCTTTTGCACGCGCAATAGCTTGATCACGAAGTCGAATTGCTTGCGCAACATCTGCTCCATTTCCAGCATCAACTGCTTTCTCAATTACACGCTCTGCCATGTGAACTTCGTTCACGGCTTGTTGCAAATGCGAGTCAATGTTGTTGATGTCAGATTTTTGTGATCGCGTTTCTTGCGCGGTTAATCTGCGCTCTAAATCGTCATTACGCTTACGAAGGAAATCAAGCTCCATCTTGTCGCGTTTGATTGCTGTGTCTTTTCTGTCTTTGCGTTCTAGCTTTTCTTTTCTGCGACGTTCACGAATAGCGGCACGCTCATCATCATTTGCATCGTTGCCAAGAATTCGCTCGTCTTGATCCTCATCATCTGAATCATCCGTAACAATAACAATGTCGCTGTCATTGTCTTCGTTATCAAATTCGTCGTCTTCATTTAATATATCGTTTGCCATCGCCATCTCCTATCAGATGAATGCTTTAATTTTTAGTGGATCTGTTAAAACCTTGCCGATAATGTCAAGGTCATTAAATATTACAAACATTGCAGATTCGTTGCTGTTTACTGGTACCTCGTATCGATCACCACCATACTTAGCTACACGCACAAAGTCACCTACTTGACACCAATCACCTTCAGGCCATGACTCTAAGGTTGTTCGATTCTTAAAAGCCACCGGACCTATCGACACAACTCTTGCCACCTGTGTGTTCCACTTCTCTGTGTCTTTTGTGTCGGTACTTAAAATAATGCCGCCAGCCGATGTACTTTTTGGAGTACGAATCTGAACCAGAACGCGGCTCCCAAAAGGCTGGATGCCTGCTTCTACAGCAGGGAAAGCCTCAGCTAAAGCATTCTCATAAATCGTTGTCACGATATTTTTCCTCGTCAATTAAAGTTAAGAGTACGTTGATGGCAGCTTCATAACCTGCTACCACACCAGTGCGATGCCCATACTCAAAAGCATCGCGCTGTACTGGTTGCTTTAAAGAGTCAACGCTGTATCTAAGCTGTGACTCTTTAAGGCGATTGAGTAATTTTGACTCAATGTTCATGCAGGAGTCTTAGACTCTTTTGGCGCACTTGGCATTTTTTGTCCGTCTAACTTTTCACCGGCTGCCATGCGTTTGTGTTGTTTAACACATGCGCCAGTCATGGGTACTTCTTTGCCTTTTGTATCACTCATGTCATATCTCCATTAAGGATTAGGATTAATTCCAGTGCCAGTGCTGACACCAAACTTTTCACCGCTTATGATCTCAGCTTGCGCAAGTCGCATCGCTGTTTCGTTGTCAGCAGCGTTCATACGCTCTCTTGCCTGCATTTCAGCAGCAGAGCGTTGATTTTCTACCTGCGCTTCAAATGCAGCTTGTTTTGCATTTGCCATTTCACGTTGTGCATCACGTTGCATCTCCATCATGTTTTCTTGAGCAGCTAACTGAAGTTTTGCTTTTTCAAGTTCTTGTGATTGTTGCATTCTGGCTTGATCAGTTTGTTGCGACTGTTGTAATTTAGCTTGTTCGATTTGCAATTTAGCCTGATCAGATTGCGCACGTTGTTGCATCGCAGCTTGTTGTGTTTGCGCGTTGAGCTGTGCAACTTGCATGGTGTTATCAGGTGGCAATTGTGGTTGTGGTTTGTACTGCTGTGCTTCTTGCGTAATCGTTGCAAGCTCTTGACCAAACCCATCTAATTGTTGCTCGATAAATTGTTGCACTTTCATCATCAAGCTAACTTGCTCAGATACATCATTGCCAATCACATCATCTTTTTCTGCCTTAGATGCTGCTTTGTGTGATTCGGTTAAGTAATAGTTCAATAGATGATCACGCAAGTGAAGTGAAATAGGATAAAGATAGTTCGTAATGATAGCAGGATTTTTGCCAAACAACGGTGATTGCAAAAATGCCATGTGCGTCATCAAGTGACCTAGATGATCTTGTTTGGGTAGCACATAGATTGGTCTTCCCATTGACGCTGCAACATTTTCGGAAATAGGATCCATATCCTCTTTTCCGGGTTCGGGTTGCAAGTAATCATCAGCCGATAACTTCATGACCGTTAAGAACGCTTCCTCAACTTTGCGTTGATTGTACATCTGCGGGAACAATTGCGAGCGTTGCAGAATGGCTTGGTTTTGTGCAAAGCGTTGCGTTTCGCTAAAGATAGCAGGATCACTGACTGGGATGATGTCCATCGGGCCGTCAAAGTCTGACGGATCAATTTCAAGTCCAGCCTCGTATGCTTTCAAGTCTTCAACTGTTAAGTACGCAGAGTTAATGCGATGCAATACCTTTAGCACGCGATCCATCGAGTTGTGCAAACGCGCATGAATCGAACTAAATACCACCATGCCTTGTTCAATCAACGCCATTGTAGTGCCAACAGGTTGATTAGGATTTTGATCAGACAGCTTCTCAAACGATGTTTGAATCACACCTTTGCCAGCATCCACTAGGAATCCAAGCAATTGAAACAATACAGGTGATGGACCGTTAAATGGCAATGGCATGGCAATCTTGCGCACGTCATCAACCATTGCGCCACCATCAAGCTCAACAACTTCTGTTGGTTGCACGTTGATAGTCTGACCGTTAGGACCGCCTTTAAGTTTTAATAATGTTGGCACGTTTTGAATGTGCGCTGAATCAAGCAATGCACGAAGCGCACCAGTAGCCGCACCTGACAAACCACCAATCATTTGTGTCAAACTGATTGGATACGCACCACGCCAAGGAACGAATGGAAACTCAATAATCCAGTCTAGCTCTTTTCTGTTTTCATCGTCCGGCTCCCAGTTTCTGTAGAGTGCAACGCCTTCGCTGGTTGTTTTATCAATACTTAAGATATATGGTTCCATACCATCACCAAAGTCTAAGAACGTGTAGACTTCAAAAATGGTGCGAAGTCCATCCTCGTTGTAGCTGCTTTCCTTTCTGCCTTCAATCTTGTCGTTGGCTTGTGATGATTTGCTAAACTCTGGATCACTTGCGTAACCTAAGTCAACGTCGATGTACATGCCAGCTTTAACGCGACGCGCATATTCCATCTTAGTGATGTATTGCACATGTGTCTTACGCTCTGCCGTATAAAAGTTGGTTGCAGCGAACGGCAGGTAAACGTCTTCAATAGCAATAAATTCTGCTTGTGGTCGCTTGTACTGGTTGTTCCACATCAACTTGAGGTATTGACCACCACCCAGTGGCAACTGCGTGCTAAGTTGCTCTAGCTCGCCTCTAAACTCTGGCATCTGCTCAGTCAACTGCCAATTCATAAAGTCTGCTTTGCGCTGTGCCTTTGCAAGTTTTTCTTTTTCTTGCTCGCCTAGTATCTTTGTTTTGACAGGACCGTTAGCTGGGAAGATCTCTTTCATCACACGCGCAGAAAAATCCACGCACGCTTCGACAAGCATTGGATGCACAACTTTGTTTGCACCCGTGAACTGTGCGCCACCAGGTGCATCATCACCAAGACCTGTTCTGCGCAAACCTTCTTCGTATTGCTTGTCGCGTTTCTCGCGTGCTTCTTTATCGCGATCAATCTTTTCTAGCAGATCCTCAATCATGTCAGACAAGTCTGACTGATCTACTTCATCGATGATGTTAGCAAAATGCGCTGACTGTTCTTTTTCGTCTTTTTCGTTTTTGAGTTTGAGTATAGCACCGCCATCCTCTGTGTCTTCAACGTCAGATTCTTCGTCAGGATCAAACTCTACGTCTTCACCTTCCAACTCGTCTTCATCATCAATGTAATCGTCTTCAATTTTTTTAGCCATGCTTTGCCTCTCTTATTGATGTGGGTATCTTACCACTTTTTAGTGGTTGCGAATGTGTGGTTATCTGGATAGACACAGCAGCCGGTTCTTCTTCTTCTTGCTCATCCTCCATGCTGTCCATAAATGCTTTCATGATTTGCTCAATCGCATCGTTATGAAGCACGTCAACAATACCACCGTGCGCGTACAAGTCTTCTTCTGTTGCAAAGATGGGTTTGCCTTCTGATAAGCGTTGATGTGCATGGTCAATGGCTTTATGCACAATACTGCGTGGCATGTCTTCACCGTCTTGCAAATGAAGAATAAGACGGATCTCGTCAGGTGTTAGCGTAGGCACCAGCGTTGGTACGTCCATTTCTTCACCATTGATAGGCACACCAATTGAATATTCAGTCATCACGCCTGTACCGTCTGGACGTTCAAGCTCTCCGAAATAGCCAAGACCTTTCTTTGTTTTGTCTGGTCTGTTGCCATAGCCATAGTCACTTTCTTCGTACTTGTCGTGTAGTGCTTGCACGCTGCCGCCTTTAGCAAAACCTTTAAGAGGTATGTCTTTATTTCTTTCATAAAATTCATCACGCAGAGAATTTAATTCGTCATCAGTAACAAACCTACCGTATTTGTCGGTTGCTGCTTTATACAACTCTGGATGCATTTGACTTCCACTTTTATTTAAATCTGTTAATAACGTGTTTTCAAAATCCCCAACACTCGACCAATCTTTTGAGCGCACAAAGTCGTGAATAGCAGGCAAATACTTTTCATTAGGTGCTGCGTTTTGTTTGCCTTTGATTTGAACGATTTTTTCTTGAGGAGGTCCGTAAAGATCTTTCATAAAATTTATTGCGGATTTTTTCATACCTAAATGAGGATTAGCGGCATTATATTCACGCACGTCTGTTATTAATTTAGCTTGTTCATCGTAAGGTAATTTGTCCATCAACATGTTGTAATACAAATATTCGTCGGCAGGTTTGCTAGTTTCAATCGTCACATGGGGTTCACCACGTCTATCACGCAATGAATAGATGTTGGACTTGCCGCTACCAACCTCATCACAATACTGACCGACACAATGCCCCATCGTGTCGCCTTCAAACTTCAGTGCGGCTTGTAGTGCATCACGTCTTTCTGCAATACGGTAATCTGCCAATGCTTCTTCTGGTGTTGACGCACTTGCCCACTCGCCACCACTAGCATCAAGTACCGCTGGATTACCACGTCTGTCTTCACCAAGGTAATGCCCTTCTAGCAATGTAGGCTCTGGCATTTTCATTTGCATCCAAGCTAATCCTTTATCTGGATATTCTTTGTGCATTACGGTTGCAGCGTTGCGACCTTTTTTGAGCTTCTCAGCTTCACGCCATGCGTTGATTTTAGCAACATGCTCAACAGCCTGCGGCATGGAAACACGACTGAGCTTTGCTGGATCTATGCGCAGGAAGTCTGGTAGATCTGTGTCTGGATGTGTTGCATTGCGAAGTTTATTTGCTAAATCGTAAAAACCTGTGTCATTAGTATCAGTGCTTTTTATAGCGTAAACATTTTGGTTTTCTGGCACTGATTCAAGCCAAGGATTTGCTTGTAAATATCTAGGACTTGTATCAAGCAATTCTTTTGCTTTGTCAACAGTAAACGCATTGTCAGCGTAATGCTCCCAAAGTTTAGCTAAATCTGATTTAGCAATCCCTTCTACTGGGTAGCCTGCTTTTTTTCTTAATTCTTCAACATCATTGTATGGTGATATTTCTTTGTTGGGCGTGTAATGCAAAGGATTATAGTTCTCAAGCTCTGAGATCTTATCTTGAATTCCAGCAGTTTCACGCTGTGCATTAGCCATGCGATTAGCAATCACTTCTGATGGCAATCCCATTTCTTCATACTTAGCGGCAAACTCTTGGAGGTTTGGTATCTTTGACTTTTGTTGACTGATAAGCACGTCACGTTTGGCAGGCCATTCCTCGGCAATACGTCGAACCGGATCTTCTGGCGTACCCATTTCGTTTTTAATATATTTAGCCAGCTTTTGTTGCAACCAATCGTTGACTGCTACTTTAGGAATTGTATCTTTATATTCATAAGACGTAGGACTATATTTTCCAGACAATGCAGCAGATGCAACATCTGGATCAACATATTGTGAATAACGCATGGCTGCGTCTTCTGGTGTTATGTAATAACTTGCACCTTTAACAAAATTGCCACCTTTTGGTTTGATAATCATCCCAACATTGCCAGCTATTGCATTGCGTGCGGTGCTTTCGGCAGGACCGGCAAGCAACATGGCTGTGTCAGCCAAAGATTGTGCGCGTCCTTTTTTGAATTGCGGCACGTTACTCATCTCCGGTACACGCATAGGCGCATCACCATATGACCAGTTTTCTATTTCTTCGGGTGCGTTTCCAAGTAGCATGTCACCAGCACCAGATCCGCCAAGTAGCGGAACCCAGTTTGGAACAGAATATTGATTGCCAGATGATTTGGCGTTTTGAAGTAACTCTGCAAGTCTTGCAAGGTTAGGCTGTTGTGGTATTGCTTTCATTTGTTGATTATCTGATAAATCCACTTCCCCTCCTTCTGCCCACTTAACCTTGTTTGCCCAATACGCGGCACTGCTTTTGCCTTTGGCAATGTTCTTTGCATGACGTGCCTTGAATGATTCACGCTTTGCTGTCATGCGATCTGACTCACCTTCTTTTGGCTTGCCTGCTGTTTCAGCACCTTGCTCACCAAAGCGAATGATATTCTCTTTGCCATCAACCATTGTTTTCACAATGTGTGACTTGGTTGGATGGTTTGGCGTGCGTTGTGGTTTGTTTAATTCCATGCTGTCTTTGTCTACTCTGCCGCCTTGTGCGTAGCCTTCAACATCAAGCGACGGCCCATCACCCTCATACTTATAAATCAAGTCCTCTAATGGAATATCAGACAGTTTTCCACCAGCAAGTGGATAATTCTCACGACGTTGCGCCATGTCCATATCAAGACGATCTTGCGTTGCGCGTGCTTGTGCTTCGCCTGTTAATTTTCGATATGCTTCAAAAGGACTTCCAAGACGCATTTTAGCAAAACTTTCTATAAATGCTTTACGATCTGCATCATTATCCATTTCTTGGTATCTTGGTAATGATTTGGCGTATTCAATAGTTTCATTTGATGTGTAATCAAGCGGGTTTCTTCTTATCATGGACTCATTACCGCCACGCCCCCATCCTTCAATTCCTTGAATAGCATGTTGTAATTCATGTGCCATTACTGAATTTTTAGTACCTGCTTCCACTGATGGATAATAAATTTCAATATTACCACCGCTCATACTTGGTGTAAAAGAACCATGAAATTTATCTGATTGACCACCAAATCTAGTAACACTTTCTCCTAGCTTTGGATAATTTTCAAATAATTCTGGGTGCGTATAAACATTTTTTGAAAAAGTACCTTTCCCAGCTTCTACGCCTTCATACACAGGCAAATAATCTTGTAAGCCAAAATTGCGATTAATTTCATTTAACATTAAATCAGCATCAGCTTTTTTCTGTTTGTTATACGCTTTAATATCTTTTTCAAATAAATCTGGTTGCACTTTTAACGATGCGTTGCGTTCTTTAATTCCTGCTTTCATTCCTTCAGCAAGTATTTTTTGATAGGCAATTTTTTCTTCAATATTTCTTGGTGTTAAAAGATTTGCATCCTTATCACTAATCTCACTAAACAAAGTCTTATCCGGCATACGACCAATCAAATGCTCGCGCCACACTTCTGCTGGATCTGCGCCTTCATCTAATTTCTTAGCGGCTAATTCAGCAGCTACCTTATCCCAGTTTCTTGATTTAGGTCCAATGAATGATAATCCAACTGGCAAACCTTCCGTTGCCTTAACACCTGGTGCCAATGTTGTCAGTGCATCAGCAAGTGACTGCGCACGACCACGTTTAAACTGTGGTACGTTGCTCATCTCTGGTATCTGCATTGGTGCATTGCCATAAGACCAGTTCTCAATCTCCTCTGGTGTTTTGCCCATGAGTAAATCACCAGCACCTACACCACCGGCTAGTGGCACCCAACTTGGAACTGTGTATTGATTGCCAACGTCACGCGCACTGCCAAGCATCTCGGCAAGTTTGCCAAGGTTCTCGTTTTGGTCTTGTGCTTTTACAATCCCACCTTCTGCATACTTCTCTTGCAACTCATCCAAACTACCAGCACGCTTTGTAATTTCTGGATACTCATCACCGAACATGACGTAGTTTGAAGTGTTTTCAGCTTGATGTTTTAAGCCTGGTATTCCTACTTTATCTAAATATTTAGAAAATTCTTCTTTACGAAGTGAATGATTTTCTGGAGAAAGTCCAAATGATTTTAAGTCTTCTGGGTATGCATCTTGCAAATCAAATATTACATCAGCTACTTTTGAATCTTTATTATATTTTTGAAGAATATCTTTTTCTTTTAAAATATTTTTTACATAATCGCTTTGATCTTCTAATGACTTATCCCAATCCATTAAATGATGCTCACCAAGTGGATCTGTTGCTTCACGCTCTGCGTTAGGCCAGCGGATTGAGGTTTCGTAGATATGACCACCAAGTTTTGATTTTAAATCTTTTGCTTCTTGCAATAAGGCATCATGCTTTTCCAAATCACCTCTAATTTTTGCAATTTCTGCATTGTATTCTTTTAAGAAAATTTTATTTCTTAAATCATCTACAGGAACACCAGCCGTCATATAGCGTTTTGCTATTTTTGGATCTTGTGCAAAATACAATCCTTCACCGTATGCTTGTGCGCCAGTTCCTGTGCCAATCTTTGACATGTCAAACCGATCAAACAAATGTGGCGTACCGTGATAGGCTTTGATTGCCATGCCAAGCGTACCGCCAGACGATGCAGGAGCAAATGGCATTGCGCCTGTTTGCATAAGTCCTGCTAAATCAAGTCCTGCCTGTGCTTGTTCGTCTATTGATGGTGCAATACCAAATGGAAACACACTTGACTCGTCAAGTATTTCGCGTGGTACACCACCAGCAGCATCAATGCTACGCATGAAAGCATCTTTTGCACGACGTGCCGCTTCTTGTGGATGCATCAAGCTCGATACAATAACTGAATCGTTTGGCTCAAAGTCTTGTGCATTTAATTTGTCTTTTAATACACCATATTGTTCTGCTAAATCTTTTAAGTCTGCCATGTCTACACCGCGTAAGGATTGATTCTCGGTTTCGCTTTGCTTGGCACATCGTCATAGTCTTTGGCTTCAGGTAGCTCAAACCATCTATCGTTCTTGAAATAGATGATGGCTTGCGTGAAGGTATCAACATAGTCGTCATGCTCGGCAACAGGAAACTTAGCGAGTTGTTTTAAAAATGCAGCCGCCCAACTAACGGGTTGACCACGATTCTTCTTCGACTCTGGAATCCACAACAGTCCTAGCTCTAGTGTAGGTGCAGCTTGGTGTGCGCGTGAAATCTTGTCTGCTCTGTCAGGATTATAACCCACAGCAGGAACTTTCGCCAATCGCAGATCCTGCAAGAGTGATTGCCCACTTGCCTTGGCTTCGACCAAGATACGATCTGGACGACGTGCGCGTGAATGCGGTGACTCCTTTGACATCCCACCGTACTCTGTACCCCAATCTTTGATGGCTTTAGCACGCAAATCTGGGTAGCTGAGATGTTCATCCCATGCATCAATGAGCATTGCGTTATGCAACCCTTCATGTGTGAATATCGCCCAAACTGTGCAAGCCGTTGGATCACCGGTTGTCTTCTCCGTAAAAGCACAGTCGTATGATTGTAGGATGTACTCGAAAGGAGGCAGACCATCATCGGCTGACCATAAGCCAAAGTGTTTGGTCTTGAGGATACCACCAGACACCGGTGCAGGATCTTGTTGCAACTGTCCCGCTGTACCATAAGTGCCGAGCAATTGCTTAAGCATGGTGATTTCTTTTACGCCAAACCGATCAGGACAAATCAAGTCCCCTTTCTTTGTGCGTGGATCATATTCGCCAAGGATGGTCTTGCGTCGCTTGCCATCGTACTCTGCGGGAATACAGATATGCTCCCACCCTTTGATGTCATTTAAGATATGACCGCTGATGTCACGCTCGTGCAGCCGTTGCATAACCGTCACCATCGCATCGGTTTTTGGGTTATTAAGACGTGTTGACCACACCATGTCGAACCATTCGAGATCAGACTCGCGCATCGCCTCGGACTGAGCTGCCTGCGCACCATGTGGATCATCAAGTATCAAACGCGAACCACCTTCCCCTGTAGCTGTACCGCCAACAGACGTTGCGAGTCGATAGCCAGTCTTGTCATTCTCAAAGCGTTGCTTTGCATTTTGATCGCCAGCAAATTTGAACATGTGACCCCAGCGTTCCTGGTACCAAGGTGATTGCAATAGTCGTCTTGTCTTTAAATTATCGCGTGTTGACAGTGTGCCAGAATACGACGCGCACAAAAACTTCTGAGCAGGATCTGTGATCCACTCCCAAGCAGGCCACATCACTGACACAATCGTTGATTTAGAGTGACGCGGAGGAATGTTGATTAGCAGTCGATGTATCTCGCCAGCACTGACTGCTTCAAGATGCTCGCAAATCTCCTCGATGTGCCATGACTCCATGAATTGAATACCGGGTTCAACCACATGCCATGACTGTTTAACAAATTCATAGAGTGAAGCAGACGCTGCGCGTCGTGCCTTCTCAGCCTTAACTTTTTCAAGCAGTGTCACGCACTCGCCTTTTGAAGCAATGAGTGCATGGTATCCAGCTCATCATCGCTCAAGCCTTTAAAGTCACCAGCCGTTTGTTGCGTGTTGTTGATCTGAATAGCGGTATCAATGTCTTTGCCAAGAATTGTTTCTTTTCCTTTTTGCAGTGCATTCTGTGCTTGCGTGTGTTCTTGGATGGTAATTGTTTCATCCACTTTGCGCATCATCGTGGACAAATTCTTCATCGTTGAACTTTTAAAAAATTCCACATGTTTTAGTCTTTCAATTACCGCATCTTCAACAACTTGCTGTTGGTGCGGTAAAAGTGCGGTAAATTCTTCGCGAACTCGCGCAGTATCCTCGATCAGCTTAGGTAAAACCCCCCTTTGCCAATCTTCTTTTTTTGCTCTTTTAGCTATATTTGAATTATCAATTCTTGTTTCATCGGAGATCTGACGTAAAGACTTATCGGCTTCATACAACGCCTTCGCCTTATCCCAATCTCCCTTCGTTGGTCTTGCCATAACTGCTACCTCCTCTACCGGTAACGGAGAATAATTTCTTTACACATCTCTGATCTAACAATATCGTCAATACCAAACTCGACGATACCAATCTTATCCACATCATAAAGCCGATCAACTGCATCAGCAAGACCAGACAAGCCTCGAATGTCGGTCTGCGCAATGTCACCATCGATAATCACTTTGCAGTCATCACCAATCCGACTTAAAAATAATTTCATCTGAGATGGCGTAGTATTTTGCGCTTCATCTAAAATACACAGACTGTTCTTAAATGTACTGCCACGCATGAACTCCAGTGGCTTTAATTTGATCTGTCCGCGCTTAACCAATAAGTCAGTATAGGATTTTCCCAAACGCTCCTCCAGCACGCTTAAAAGCGGCTCCATGTACGGTGCAAACTTTTCACCAAGATCACCGGGTAAAAAACCAAATCCTTTGCTTGACGCTTCGACGTTTGGTCGCGTCAATATCACGCTATCAATGAGCTTTTCTTCGAGTAGCTCGGCTGCGTAAGACGCTGCGATATACGTCTTACCTGTCCCTGCCGGACCGACAGCAAAAGTAATGACGTTTGCACGAATAGCATTGATGTATTGTTGCTGTGCTTTGTTTAATGCACGCAACTGGGATTTCTTTGGTGTTGTTGTTACTTCTTGTACAAACTTTTGTGCGCGTCGATCTTTGCGCTTAAGTTTCTTTTCAAAATCCATGTAAATCCTTATAAGTGACAAGCCAGCCTACCGACGAAAGTAACTGGCTTGTCTAATGAATGATTTAAATTTGCGAACCGTTACATTGCACAAACGATAGCCATCACGCTATCACTAAAAACACTAACACCTAAATGCGTTTAGTGATAGCAAAAACCACTACGCCATAAACTGCAATGAGTAGTGGCCGTGTTTTGGTTGATAGTAATCTCAGTATTCGTCGCTGTACTTTCAAGCGATCCCAAGTCTCCTATTTCTGAGCGTCTGGCCATTACAGGTGCGCTATGCGCGTACTATCAAGCTACAGACACTGGTGTAACTAGTCAAATTATCTTACCGGACATGACAAATATCCAAAACCAATGCCTATACTTGATAGTGCTTGTCTTTCCAAGCTGTCAACATAATTAAACCCAAGCCACAAGCCAGCCATTGATAAATCGCCAAAAATAAAAATACTGGCTTGTGGTGGGCATAAACTTATTCATCGTCTTCTGGATGCTCTGGTGATGCTCTTTGAATCATCATGCTATCTGCCATGTAATATGCAAGATTTGAAACGTTTTCAAACGCTACATTTGATCTTCCTGCCAAAATTCCCTGCATTGCATGTGCCGCAAAAATATCTCTAAGATCTTCGTGTTCAGTCATTACTTTTCTCCGTTAAAACAATCTTTATTGTTTTCAATAAATAAAATTAAATCATTGTATAAATCAACGTACTTTTCTTTTAAGTAAAACGAATCTTTAGTCTTAGCAAATCTTTTTTCTTCAAGATTATAAGCTAACCAAAAATTAATTTTTGAATTTAAATACCCATCACCAACGAGTTTAAAATTAATCCAACTGCCAGCGTCACCGATGTTAAATATTCGATTGTAAAATATCCATTCAACATTTTTAAAATTACTAACCTTTCCAATGGCTAAATAATCTTCTGTCTTTGGATGTGTTCCGCCAAATAATACATTGCTCATAAATTTTACCCATAAAAAAAACCGTCTTCTTTGTTAGGTGATAATTGCCGTGAAAAGTTGCGGCTCTAACTTGAATTCGGTTTTGTTTAACTTTTCACTAAATTAGGTTTATCACAACCTAGAAATAATTATACAGTATTTTTAAAAATTATACATGAATTTATTACGCTTAAAAGTTCGCACAACATAAACGCCCTACCCGCCCTACTTCTAAAGAAAGTAGGGCGTGGGCGGGCGTTATTTATGCTGTTTTTGTCAAAACGCCCGCCCTAATTAAAATACCGCCCTAGGGCGTTTTGGGCGTTCCATTATTTCTCATTTTTCATCATAATGAGTGCTGATGCATTAACTTGATCAATCATAATCCAGCCATGCTCAAATGGTTTTATCACGTCACCGCCTTCCATCAGATTTACAAAGCCATTTGTTGTAGATGGTTTTAAAGCATTCTCTGCTGTGCGCTTTGCCCAACCGTCTGCATCAAGTTTTGCCAAGAATGCTGATCGACTAATATACGGCATCTCCTCTCTGATTTCTGTGCCAGTTGCAAACCACACCTTCTCAAATAGCTTTCTGTGCGTATCTAACTTTGAATCTTTTTTAACCGCAACTGGTACATCAGCAGGTGACAACACGGCACTGTAAACTTGGTCGCCATCCTCATCAATCCATCCAGTAATAGCAATCTTTTCAAGCGTTGCATAAACATCTAATGTTAACTCAGCATCCTTTGATTTCTTTTGTGATATTTGCATTGGTTTGTTTTCATCACCAGGCGAAACACTGATTTCAATATCGAGTGCGCCACGCCACGCTGACGATCCACGCGCTCTGTGTTGTGTTTCAGCAGACACACCCGTGTGATGCACTAAGATAACGGTACATCCAAACTCAATCATTAAACCAGCGCACGCATCTAGCATGCTTTTTGTGTCTTGTGCTGAGTTCTCATCACCAAGCAAGAAACGATGCAACGTATCAAAAACAATAAGGCTTGGTCGCTCATTAAGACTGAGCAGTGCTTCACGCACACGTTGATAACCCGATGGCGTGTTAAGATCGCACCCCGATTTTGATACCCACATATTAAGTTTGCCAATATTATTCTTTTGCTTCCACGCAGCTATTCGACCACGCAAACCATGATGACCTTCACCGGCAAAGTAGCCAACTGATCCAGGCTTAACTTTATGTCCCATCCATTCACCACCGCCAGATGCAATGCGAAGGCACTGATCAAGAACCATAAATGTTTTACCACCGCCAGATGGTCCATGAATCATAATGAGTGCTTCTTCCTGTAGCCATCCTTTTATCAGCCATTTAATTGGCGAAGGTTGTGTGCTTAAATCATCAGCAGGGATTAACCAATTATCCTTTGGTGGCATAAGTAAACTCAGCAAGTCATTACCATTGGCAACGTAATCGTTAGCATCACCAAGCTCTGGTGGCAAAACTATTCTTGCGCCATGTTTTGCTGATGCTTGCTCTGCGTAACGCATACCGACACCAGATGAGTCATTATCGGCAACAATAACAATGTCCTGTGTTGCGCCATAGGTTTCTCTCATGATGCCTGTCACTGGAACGATGTTTGATGCGGAGTAAGCGACGATACAAATACTGCCTGTTGCTTCATGAATGGTAGCGGCTGTGGCAAAGCCTTCTGCAATAAAAATGGTTTTAGGATTTTCAGCGTTCCCAATTGACCAAAACTTTCCGCCAGTTGCACCACCTTTATGATAGAGCTTACCACCGTCTGTTGAAATATATTGAAGCGTTGATAAAGTGCCATCTTTGTTTAACAATGGAACAACAAGTCGTCCATCACCAGTGACTCTTGCACCATGAACGCAGATGCCTTTCTTTTTTAAGTAAGGATGTTCTTTGTTTGCGGGCGTGCAATCTGACCATATCTTTGATACTACATCCTCAGTAACTTCATGTTGTTTTGCAAGTTCAGCGTCACGCGCTGCTTTAGCTTCAGACATTCTGCGCGAATGCGCCATTTCTTCTGCGGCAGTAAACTTTCGCCCAATGTCTGCACGAAATGACATTTCAATACCAGCTCGCCAATCACCAAACCTACCTGCCGGTGTACCATCGCCATAACAAATGTACCATCCTGTTTTATCTCCAGCACCCGATGATCCTTTTGATCCTGTTCTAAATCGATGAATCTTTCCATCCATGTAAATAGTAGATGGTGGATCAATGCCAACATCACGCATCGCATTAACTAATTGCGACTCTGGCGACTCTGGCACCGATTCCACTGGCGGATAAAAACTCCCATTAAAAATATTAGTTAGATCTACCATTGTTGCTTTCCAAGTAATCAGTTAATTTTGTCATGACTTTATAAGTCGGATTAGCATTTTCATTATCTCTAATCTCTCTGATAGTATTGAAATGAATGCCTGTTGCTTCTGCAATCATAGATACTCTGCGATCTTTTAATAATTCTCTTATTTCATCTAACTTCATCATTTTTTTTATTCCTGTTGGTGGTTAATTTTTGAAATAGAATATCATAAATAATATTTTATTGTTGACATTTAATATTAAAATGTTTAAGATCTTTTCTCAAGAGCTAACCGGAATTCCTCCAACCAGCTCAAAACAGGAGAAAAACAATGGCTATTAATTTAAAAAACACGTCTGATGTTCATAGCAATGGCGTTAAAGTTTTAGTGTACGGACATGCTGGCGTTGGCAAAACTACGTTGTCAACGACAATGCCAAATCCCGTGATTATAAGTGCGGAAGGTGGTTTATTGTCAATTAAAGACAGCAACATACCTTATGTTGAAGTATCAAACATGGCGGATATAACTGAGATATATTCTTGGTTGTTAACACCAGAAGGCAGTCAGTTTGATTCCGTTATCTTAGATAGTTTATCTGAGATTGGTGAAGTTGTTTTAAACCATGAAAAGTCTGTGAATAAAGATGGCCGCGCTGCTTATGGCGAGATGGCAACGCAGATGACAGCGTTAATTCGCGCATTTCGTGATCTTCCAGGTAAAAATGTTTTAATGACCGCCAAAGTTGAAAAGTCACAAGACGAAACTGGTCGAATGATGTACGCGCCATCAATGCCAGGTGCGAAGTTAGGACAAACGCTTCCATACTTTTTTGATTTAGTCTTGGCACTTCGCGTTGAAAAAGATGCTGACGGTGTTGCTCAACGCGCATTGATGTGTGATAGCGATGGACTATGGATGGCAAAAGATAGATCTGGAAAACTACAAGCATGGGAGCAACCAGACTTAGGCGCAATCATCAAAGAAATTGGCGGTGCAAAATGAACATCACCGAATTATCAAATCGCTGGTTAGAACTTAAAGAACAAGAAGAATACGTTGTGTCAGAACGTCGATACATTGAAGATCAAATATCTTCTTTGATGAAGATACAGGAAACGCTCGAAGGCGTTGAAACAAAAAAAATTGGTAGTTTTGTTATCAAAGTTACTGGACGAATTGACAGAAAAGTTAATTCAGAAATGCTACAAGAAATTGCGGCAGAAAATGGATTATCTGAGCATCTATCGGCTTTATTTAGATGGACACCTGCTATTAACATGACAG